ATGCAGAGTATAAAGTTGTAGATATTGATATTGGTAACGGCAATCGTAGTGGCACTGCAAAGCATTTAGTATGTTATTGCGAAAAAACCAAGCGAACATTCAATAGCAACATCAAAGGTTCATTTGATTACCTCAAGGAAATCTATGATAATCGCAAAGATTATATTGGTCAATTAGCAACCATCAAATATTTTCAGCTAACTCCCGATGGTATTCCTCGCTTTCCTTATGCAATCGCATTTCGGAACTATGAGTGATAAGTATGATCTTATAAATTGGGATACAAAAGAAACGCTACAAATCAATATAGACTTATCGAAAGATGATGCCTACCATGCTAACCAAAGGTTTCTCATCAATCAAATTCCCCAAAGATATGTAAAGCAACATATCAAAACATATAAAAAACATATATCTTACTATAATATAAAACATATACTTGCAAATATACAAAATAATAAATGATATTATGTATGATAAAATGTATTGAATATTAAAATATAGTTATTTACAAAGGGAATTGATTAAAATAGGTAGTGGTTAGAAGTGGGGCAAAATGGGGCAAAAGGGGAGTGCGAGATTTAAATATATAAAAATATTATTATAATTAAGAAAAGCTAACAAATAAAAAATTATGCAAATTACAATAGGAGATTATAGAATAAGAAGATATGATAAATTAAATTTATGTGTTGAAATAAGAAAACAAAAACAAAAAGCCAAAAACCCATACGGACGAAATGGAAAAAAAGGTTCAGCGACAATTGAACAAAATAATTTATCAAATAAAGTTGAATATAAGTATCATTTAATTGGATATTATAGTACATTAGATTATTGTTTAAAATATTTGATAGAACATTGCTTGACAAATAATGAAGAAATAAATAGTATAAAAGAAATAAAACAACAAATAAGTGAATTACATGAAAAAATTAGTGAAATTAGTGCAGAGAATGATCGTGCAATCGAACAAAATATTTTATCAAATAAGCTCGAAGAAGGGCAAGATGGGGGCAGATCAGCAGAAGAGCTTGCAGATCGATACCTCAAATGAGCGAAATTCTCACGGATTTCCAAAGATTTACAGATAATTATAACATAAGTCATTGATTTATAATAATTTATATAATATTATAATTTATTCTTGACATTTTCATTATACTAATCTAATATTTAATACATGAATAAGCAAAATACAGGCACTCCACATCCGAAAGTTCGTCCACCTCACAAAAAACCAACACTTTCTAACGAAGAAAGACTAACAATGCTAGAACAAATGGTGCAAAATGCACCAAATGACAAAACAAAACAAACTATTGAACAACAAATAATTGAATTAAAAAATTTATTAAATAATGAATGATGAATTGCAAAATATAAGTAGCCAAATATGTAATATCTTCGCAAATAAGATACAATCATTGACAGAAAAGCAAGCAGAACATTTAAATCTATCAAATAATAGTATGAATTTTTATATGCAGTTGCACGATTACGATAAAGCAGTATGGAACGCAAGAGAAACCCTACGATACCTCAAGGAAATAACAAAAAATGGATGACTTTGACCCCCAAGCAATCAAAATGCTAGAGTTGAGCGAGTTAATTGTAAATAAAATTTCATTAAATATAAGTAATTTTGATACAGATCAAATAAGCAACCTCGAAACAATGCAAGAGAGCTTAGACTTTCATCTTGAGCAAGACAATATAGATAATGCAGTCAATGAAGCAGAACACTTAAACAAATATTTAGACGAAATATGCATGTAAGAAGAGAAATAGATCATATATTAGATAATATGCTAGAAATAATTGCAAAAAATAAAACATCAAATAAACAAAATGATGATGACAAGGCAATGATCGAACATCTTGAACAGACCATCAACCTCAAAACGGACGATGGCAAGCGAGCAAAAGGAATGTGGACTGATTCGCCCGAATTTAATTATACAAAATAATGAATGAAATAATAATACATTCTATATTACAAATGATAGGAGCATTTAGCGTATTATACTTTATACAAAATCAAACATTAAATATAATCGACTTAATTAAACAAAAATATGAAGCAAATAAATGTAAATAAATATATGGTTGGGAAAAAGAAGCTCGGTAAAGGTCAGCATGGATCAAAGGGCGGAATGGGTGTTCCAACAGGGGCATTTGGCGGAAAATCCAAGTTCAATAAAAAAAGACTTGACAATAAATCTTGATTTGCTATACTAGAGGGTATGAACTATTGCGAAACAGAACACGAACAGATTGACTATCAAGCTCAACTCGTTAAGGAGCGAGATATGAACCCATGCGACATACATTGGGCTAAGTATCTATTACATGATGACGCAAGCCCAAGTGAGTCACCTCTTTATTTTAGAACGCTCAAGGGAGCATATACATGGGCACAAAACACAAATGATTTCGCACATGGCGAATGGAGTGTTTACGAAGTGGGTGGAAAGGTTTTATAAAAAAGGCTTGACAAATCTGAATAGTCTGTCATAATAGAATACATCAACCATTAATTGCTTAAAAAATTATGATTAAAATACAAATTGAAGATTACTACGGAAATGATTTATGTAGCTTTGTCGCCAATCCTTTTGACGAAGAGAATGTTATTAGTGCATTTGGCAAGTTTGACGGATGCGATATTGCTGATCTTGATGAAGAAGATGGCATGAGTATTGTCCGTGTTCAACTTAACTATAAATAAAAAAAGATAAAATTATGAGTATTGCAAAAAACGCTAGAGCATCACAAGTTATGAGTGACATTAAGAACGGCAAACACACTCCTGTCAATAAACAGGGCAAGTTTGCGAATTACGGATCAATCCCCGAAGATAGTATCTATTATTCTACTATTTTGGCACAGAAAGCAGACGCTGAACGCTTGGCGAGGATCGAGCGTAGTAAAGCGAGACTTGGTAGAAGATCATTTTTTGCATGGTAAAAGATGCAAATTTTGAGTTTCACATACTTAATACAATAAATTATTAAATACAATATCATTTTGCATGATAAAACAAGCTAAACAATATGATTGAATCACTATCTCCTAATGTGTCAATGTTTGCAACAGAGCAAGAGCTTCGTAATGAGTTAACCACAAAAGAATATGTTTATGTTAAACTCGCGAAGTTAGACGAATTCGTTCAAGATTTGTATCACTGCACACAATATCCAAATAACAAAGTAGTTGATGCAAATAATACAATCAAATACATTAAACAAATACAAGAAGACTTATTAAGAGTAAACCGAAATAATTGCAAATAAAATATGATTGAATCAAAAGACATTGTACTACAAATAAGAAAATTATTAGAAGATAAATTAGACTTAAAAATAAAAGATCATGGCTTATGGAGAATACAATGTTTAATACATGATGAAATAAAAGAAAAAAAAGAGTTGACAAATAATAAAGTATAGAGTATAATAGAAGCATAATAAGTTGAGAAACAAACTCAAATAAATCAAATAAATTGATCTTTAACATTTTTTAGAATTTGGAAGTTCTCGACGGAGACTTCCTGTGGGTGACTGAATAAGCTCGTCGTGAGCGAGCTAAGGTACGCGATTCTCTGTGGTGGAGTGCTAATGGGCAAATGTCTGAGGCAGGACAATACCAAGTCTAATCGTTGTAGGAAGTAGGTACTCAATGAACTGCTGTTCACGCCGAAAACTTGAGGGTATACAGGAATCCCTCCCCACTTCAATTTCTTAATCATATCCCTAGCCCACCCAAGTCCTACCCCTTGGGTGGGCTTTTTTATGGTTGACAGATCAATCGATATCATTCATACTAGTATCATGAAGACATTAAAAGACATACTTGCTAACTACGGATACATCAACTCAGCTCAACTCGCAGAAATTGCCGAGCATTTTCCACACATGAAAGTTGTTATTAAATGGGGTGGACTACCTCGCGATCGACTTCCTGCTTTTCAAGCTGTTGAAACGATCGAGCGAGTCGAACGAGAAAATTTAGATTATTGCAGAGAAGTATTTCTTTGTGGTCAAGATTGCGACAATCTTCGCACAGCACTTCACATTGCATCCTAACCTCAAACAAAAAAAGATATGATTAACCCAGCAGAAGTAACAAATTACAATAGAACACAATACGAATTAGAAGAATTTATTCTATTTTGTATTAATGTTGCAGGAAAGAAAAGTTCAATCGAAGCACCTAAATTAGAAGTGTTTATAGAGAGAGCAAAAAACATAACAAAAGAAACAACACCATTTAATTGTATAAGAAAATTAATTGAGTTGGGCCGGCTGCAAGAGATCATGCATTGGGCTAAGCTAAGTCCGTATGCCCAGCGATACAATTCTTATGTTTCTGTAGTTGCAATCAATGACCTCCAGACAGTTACCCTGAATCGCTTACTGCAGGTTCCTGGCGTAGGTCTCAAAACTGCCAGGTTTTTCTTGTCGCATTCACGAGAAGACTTTGACGAACCAATGCTGGACACACATATCTTACGGTTCCTTCGCGATCAAGGATACAAGGACGCACCGAAAAGCACGCCTTCAAATGTAGGTATCTACAACTATTACGCCAATGTATTCAAGATGTTCGCTCGAACTCTAGGCAAATCAGTCACTGATCTTGATCTTGAAATTTGGAAGAAGTACTCGGGTACTGCATAAAAAATTTTATGGAAGTAACAACAATAATAATAATCAGTAGTATCGTGGGCATCGTAAGACTAATCAGAGACGCTCGCGACTGGTGAAAATTCCAAACGACAAATAACCAAATAACAAATAACATCTATTCAAATAATGAGTTAGCCAAATACAAAATACAAATACCCAAATAAGGTATAGAAAAATAAAATTTATAAAATTAGAAGAAAAAGTCAATTATAATGTAAGTGATTGAATAAGAACGAGTTGTGGCACGCGCCCTGGGTTATTATCATAAGTCGTTATAATTCAAAGAGTTATGTGTTATATAAATTTTTTGAAAAAAAGTGTTGACACATGCTAAGAATCTGTCATACTATAGGAATGATTAGGGCAAAGCCGAACGACAAAAAGTATGAGATTAACTTTAATCAGCCTGTCTACGCTTACAAAAACCTTCATAAAGATTGTTGGAGTATTCGTCAAGATGGATTAGTTAAGGCTCACACAAAAGAACTTTCTATGCACAGTTGCGTATTCAAGGTGAGCAAGCACGGAAGAGCAAGAGTGCTAAAAGAAAAACGCAAAAATGTTCATGCAGGTATTGAGGGCTACATTGAGCCGTGGTTTATGGGTAAATGGATTGATTCGCATCCAACGGCTCGACCTGTCACTTACAATCCATACAAGTATAAGAATTTTGTTGACAAAGACACCGAGCAAATGGTAGACTATGCTATTGCCGTAAGATTAGAACCTAAACAAGTATTAGCAGTATTATGACACAAGCAAAAATCAGAGAAGACATTCTAAGCATAGTTCGAGGTAATCTTGCATGGGCGGATCCAATGTCCAAAGTATGCTTAGATCAACACGAATTGCATCCAAAAAAGTTTCCGATTGGCTCAACTTTTCAATCAGCCGAAGAAGTATTAGACGACATCATTTGTGACTTGACATCTTTACGAGATGAGATTAGAATAGACTCATCTTTTCAATCAGCTCAACTCTAACAAAAGGAAAATTATGGGATTAGATCAATACGCATACGCACGACCACCACGCAAACGGAATTCAGATGATGATGAAAATTTGTGCGAGTGGAGAAAACACAATCGACTACAAGGATACATGGAAAGCGTTTGGGAAAGCAAAGGTTGCCCAAACAGAAAAGTTGATGATGATGGAGAGATTATTGAAGACTTTAATTGTGTCGAGCTGCAACTAACAAGTTCAGACATTGATGAACTCGAATACGCAATCGACAATTTTGAATTGCCCGAATCAAATGGATTCTTTTGGGGTTCTGATTCTTACTTTTGGCACGATGAAGATGGAAAACCTTTTCCTGAAAACGAATACTATTACAAAGAACAAGACTTAAATTTTATTTCGGAAGCAAGAAAAATGTTTGACAAAGGTTATCGCATTTACTATACTTGTTGGTATTGATTATGGAAGAATTGCAAAACACTATTAACGATCTGCAAGCTCGACTAGCAATAGTTGGAGGAGGCAGGATCATCATTACTAGCGACCATGTTTCGGTTCGTCTCGGAAAAGAGCATGAATACTTTGAGGTTCAAGAACAAAGTTCTTTTGACTCGCCAACCGAACCCGATGTTGAAATGTTCAAAACCATGTATAATTACTAAAATGGAAAATCAAAGCTACATTGAAGCAGTTTGCGAAGGCAAGCCATTAGAAAAGCCATCATACGATCAAGATTCAGATACTTGGAGCGTATGGTTTGAGGAGTCGGATACTCCTTATCATCCTTATTTTCACAGGGATTTAATCGAGGTTCAATTTGAATCTCAAACGGAAGCAGAGAGTGCTTATCACCACTATTCACAATCAAACGAAGGGTAGTTATGAATAATTCTAAAATAGAAAAATTGCGTCAGCAAGTTCGTGAGATGGGTCACAATCTAGCAATCATTGAGAAGCGTGGATTGCGTGGCAAGGATCATGTGGCGAAGAAAATCGCACACAATCTTTTGTTAGATCAGCTTTACGAGTTAGAGAAAAGAGTCTGAGTGATGTTATGGGGCTCTTCGGGTCGAATCCCGTTGAGCCCCAACGACTTACAAAACAGCCCTAGTCCGTGTGCCGGAACTCATTGATAGATAAGCATTTACAACTATTTTCATTTTATGCAAAAAAAGTGTTGACTCACCGGTATTTTCTGTCATACTAGTATTTATCAAGACGATAACCGCAAACAAAAAAAATTAGTCGAAACAAAAAAAACTTAATTGAAGAAAAAAAAGCTTGACAGATTAGACTAAATTTAGTACAATTAACTCATCAAAGACAATAACTCACAAAGCTAAAAATTATGACAAATAGAATTAACCTCTCAGTATGTGCCACTAAAGAATCTTCTTTCGAAGACATCAAAGGAGTCAAGACTCCCGAAGCTACTGATTCTTGGCAACCAATCGGTCACGCTTTCCTTGTTGATCGCGTTCAAAAACAAATGCAAGACAATGGTTGGGAAATCGTTGACACTTACCATTCTCTTCATCGCTTCGGTCAACGCTACTTCGGACTCTTTCATGTTAAGAATACAGGTCAAGACAATGACGAGCGAGGCACAATCGTTGGACTTCGTAACTCTCACGACAAATGCTTTCCTGCAGGACTTTGCATGGGCAACGCTCCATTTGTTTGTTCAAACCTTATCTTCACTAATGAGGTTGTGCTTGCTCGCAGACACACAAAGAACATCTTGAATGATCTTTCACAAGTAATCGCTCGCACTCTCGGCAAAATGACTGAGACATGGGCAAGTGATGAGCAACGCATTCAAGCATACAAAGAGCATGAACTCGGCAACGAGCAAGCTCATGATCTTGTAATCCGTGCATACCAAAACGGAGCAATTCCAAAAGCAAAAATTGCTGATGTCGTTGAGCAATGGCATAAACCCGAACATGATGACTTCTCACCTCGTACCATGCACTCATTGTACAATGGTTTCACTCACATTCTCAAAGGTGGAATCACCGCTTTACCAAATCGTTCACTCGCATTGCATGGTGTTCTTGACTCGGAAGTCGGCTTGACTTCTCAAGTTGCAGTTTCTTAATCATAACTAAACCTAAACCCAAACATTAACAACTATAATACTATTATGAAAACACAGCCAAAACTACAAAATGTCGTTGATTCTCTCAAAGGTCGTTTCACCTCTCTTCTCGTCAAAAAAGGCGAGCAAAGAAAAGTGTTCTCCGCCAAGATTACAGGAGTGACTTCTCGCCATGTGATGTTCAAGGATACTAACGGAGGCAATCGTCGAGTCAATCGTCGCCATGTCCTTCGAGCCACTTGTGCTGACAAGACTTTTAAGAGGTCGGTGAGTTAGTGATAAGCTCCAAGCGAGCAACTGAGCCCCCCATTTTGGGGGGCTTTTTTTGTATCTGATAGTCAACGAGTTATGAAAACTGCCTAGGGGATTTTTATATAAGTCAAGCAAAAACTTTTTTATTTTTTCTGCATTTTAGGGGTTGACATACGCATTTATTCTGTCATAATGAAGTCATGATTAAGACAACAATTCTCACTCAAGGAAACGCAAAGATAGTCAAAGGCGAAGAGCTTGGCTATGTGACAAAAGGCATCCACTTCGCTCCTGCTAGTCTCTCAGGCAATGAAGTTTGCCAATGGCGAAGTAAAGGTTGCACTGCTTCTTGTCTCAATACGGCAGGTCGTGGACGCATGAATTCAATCCAAGCATCAAGAATAGCAAAGACAAAGTTGTTCTTTGACAAACAATTCGATTTCCTTGCCAAGTTATCGAAAGAAATTTCTTCTTCAATCAAGTCAGCCACAAAGAAGGAAATGAATTCTGTTTTTCGTCTTAACCTTACGAGCGACATTTCTTGGGAATCAGTTTTCTTCAATGAAAGACAACCAAAAACAATTTTCGACAAGTTTCCGTCAATTCAATTTTACGATTATACAAAGTCATTCAAAAGAATGTGTGCTTTTCTTGACAAGCCTTTCACTAAAGATGAACAAAAATTTCCATCTAATTACCATCTAACTTTCTCTCGTTCAGAAACAAACGATAAGAAATGTGAAATGGTTCTTGCTATGGGTGGCAATGTTGCCGTTGTGTTTCGCAATCAACTTCCAAAAACTTGGAAAGGTTATGAAGTTGTCAATGGTGATTCAAACGATTTGCGTTTCCTTGACAAACAAGGTGTGGTCGTTGGCTTAATCGAGAAAGGTATGGCAAAGAAAGACGAAACAGGATTCGTGCAAGAAGGAATTGACTCTTGACAAAACAACTCAACTCAACTATTATTGTAAAATGAATGATACTTATTACGACTCAGCCGAAGAAATTAAACTTTCACAAAGCGAAGCTTTTAATGTGCTTGCTCAACATGGTTGCCAAGAACTTGATGAATTCTTTCAAGACATGGGTGACAAAGAAGAGTATGATGCACAAAAAGTGTTGGAATGGTTAGGTTACTAACTCATTGAATTCCAGGTAGTTACAAAACTGCCTAGGGCCGCTTGCGTAAGTCGTTGACATAAAACAATTAACAACTATTTTTAATTTTACGAAAAAAAGTGTTGACTTTCACTATCAATCTGTCACAATTAAACTATGATTAAGATTAGAAAAACCATTCTCTTCACCAAGTCAAGACCACACAAGGTCAAGGCAAAAGTGATTCACCGCAAACTCAAACACAAGGAGAAACTCGCCCATGTATCTTAATGACCCAAGCCATCTACAAGTTCAAGACATTAGTTGCTCAACAATCGGCGATCATGTGATGGATTTTATTGATGAACGATTAGTTGAACCATTGATTCTTAACAATCTAATGAACGCAGAAGAAGTAGAAGAATTATCTGTTGTTGGTGGAGCGATTAAGATTCTTGCAGAAAAAGCTCAAGCATACGACAATTTGTTTGACAAAGACGGACAACTTCCTTATTCTTGTAATTGATGAAACACTTGTTAACCAAATCAAATGACGGATGCTTTATCATTGTTCACTCAGAAGAGAAGACCGACAAAAATGATCTGTTTATCTCTGAAGCGACATTCAAAAAAAACATTGAAACAAAAACATTCGTACAACACAAAAATCTAACTCACAATGAACAACCAATCTACATCTACCATGAAGACCTTTGATGATTTAAACTTCACGCCTCACGCTCACGCAAAAGACTTGGGCGTCTCAGCCACCTTAACTCTCGACAATGGCTATTCATTTAGTGTTGTCGCTAATACTGATGGTGGTGATCTGTTTTACGGCAATCACCCAAACACTTTTGAGGTTGCAATCTTCAATCAGCGAGGCGACTTTGTTCCACTCTCTGTTTCGGACGATGTGCTTGGTTGGCAAGTTCCACACCAAATCACTTCGCTAATGCATCAATTTGAGCTTGACGGAATCAAGCACGAAAAATTACTTCACGATCTTCGGAGAGACTTCAACGAAAAAGTAGTAGCAAAACACGCAGAGGAGGCAGAATTATGAACAGTTATCAAATACTAAAAAACGGTGAACCAATGGGCATACAAGGAACTTTTGACTACATTGTCAACGCAATACGAAACCTTGAATCGAATCTTGATCGAGCAACTCAACATTCACCTTTTACTATTGAGCTAATAAATACTAAAGTTAAAATAACAAATACTCTTGTCTAAATACCAAATACTAAATAATCAAATACAAATACCAAATACACAAATACATCATGCCATAGCAATGGAATAAGCACAAAAAAAGTAGAATAGTGCAGGAATTATATATTGTTGTAAGTATATTATTTTCAACGAGTTACAAAAAAACCTAGGGCCGGTTTCCTAAGTCGTTGATGTTTAAAAGGTTAGGAGAGAGGGTTGACCTCACAACCCTCTCCCCTGTTATTATTGACTAAAACTCTTCTTTTCCTAGTTGATCTTGCACCATTCTGATGATTCCCACGATTGAACTAATGATTAGAATTGTTGTAATTTCCATGTGCTTCTATTATAGCAAAGGCGAGCAACCGAGTCAAGCTTTTTCTTCAAAAATCTCACGCATGGACGGACTTATTGCAGTCATATCGTGCAAGTTTTCGTCATTATCGTAATCGTCATCCTCATCGGCTTTATCTTCGGCAGATGCGAATTCTTGGACTTGATCCTCGACTTCTTGTTTGGTTGCTTGAAGTAAACCATGCTCAACAACCAATTCTTGAGCGAGCTTTTCAGCTTTCAGATCTTCAATGAAAGAAGCAAGTGCAGGACTTACTTGTGCGTTTGTATTTTCGGCAATTCTGCGAATGTTTTCGAGTCTTTGTGATTCTGTCATAAGATTATAGATTAGCAAGTTGTTTGTGGTTTTGCAAGCAAAAACTTTTCAAAAGTTTTCTGTCCCTCGCGAGCTTCTTGAATTTCGTCAAGTTGGATTTGAGCATTGATTACCATTTGCATGGCTTCAATGTTTCCTTCGTCAGCCACAGGCGTTTGTATTCTGATGATTTCTTTTAGTTCTTGTTCTTTTGTCATAATGATTTGAGTCTAATGATTTGATTGTGAAAGTCAAGCCTTATTGCCAAATTGTTTCGACATCGTCATGAATTTGGGAAAAGGTGATGTCTTGCTCTTCGGCAAGTATTCTGTCAAGGTACGGAGATCGACCTGTTTTTCTGTCGATGTTCGCAGAACGAACTCGCGGATATTCTTGGGATGGGTTATCCCAAACTTTAACGCTGTAGTGGGTTGACCACTTTTTAATTCTAATTTTCTTAATCATATGTTTTAAACTTAAACTATTTTTAATGCAATTGCAAGCACAAAGTGATTTATTTTTCACTTTCTGCAAAAGATTCTTTAATTTGTTTAAGAGTCCATATATGACCCCCCACGTCTTCGTATAGTGGGGAAAACTCGTGATCCTCTAGGATTCGTGGAGAAAACTCCGCGTCAATGTAGACACGCCCTACAATTCCGAGGACGTCTTCCATGTATTCTATTAATTCAATTTCCATACTTATAACCTAACACGTTTTAAAAAAAACACAAGAAAAAAGTTTAAAAGTTATTCACAAAATTCAATTTAAAGATTGGCACGAAACTTGTATAAACTTTTCTGTAAACGCTTGAAACGCAACGACTTCCGGAAAAACCGGAGGGTTGTTGCCCTAACTCGTTGACCATTAGGACTTTAGAAGTCCGTTTGGTCGTGGAAGCCCCAGTCTATGTCGGGTTACTCCTCGAAGTCGAGGAGTGAGACCTTGTCCTGCAGGTCGCCGATTTCGTTGCGAATCGCAACGCGATCAGCAGAAGTGAGAACGGAGTCCGCGAGGACTTCGCGGAGGAGAGAGATTTTGTTTAGCATTTCTGTTTTAGTCATATAAGTAATCTAGCAAAGTTTTTCGGAAAAGTCAAGTTTTTTTTAATTTTTTTTTATTCGTCCATAAGCCATTCGTCAAGTGCGTAAGTGTCAAGATCTGGATCTTTGTAGCTCGCTCCGTCCGGAGTTGTGGGTGTGTCCATCTCTTCGAGCTTGTTCGCAAGATCTTTATAGTTTACAAATCTGCGAGAAAGCTTGTAGAGAGCTTCGTCATTTCCTAGCCAAAGAGCAACATTCCAAGTTGCCCAATTTTTCCAACCGTTGTAATTTTCCATAATTTGATACTGACAGGTTAAGGGTTAAAGGTCAAGCAAAAAAAGGATGAATCTCAATTTGCCAAGGCATAAAGTTGAAGCGATACTGAGAACGATACAACCTGCAAGTGATTAACTTGCCAAGGCTATCTTTGCGAGCGAAGCCCACGACTTGAAAGGTTTTACCCTTGTGTGTGCCATATTTGACACGAACTACATCATTTAACTTAATCATATACCTACAAGGTAGCACAGTACGAAGCAAATTGCAAGAAAAAAGCGATAAAGTTATTCACAAAAGTGCATTTTATTTTGTGGTGCAAGTTGTTGTTTTTCAATGAGTTACGAAAAAGCCTAGGGCCGAAGCCCTAAGTCGTTGATACTTAAGAGCTTAGCTTGTAGCAAAGTTGAACTTGCCGAGCATTAGATTTGGAGTTTGAGTTATCATTCAAGTAGAATCGTGCAGTCTTTAACTTTTTGTTTTCTTTCTTGACTTTTTCTCTTGTACCTTCAAAGCCTTTGATTGGATTTGATTTATCCTTTACAAAAGCTACAATTTTCTCCATATGCTCGAAGTCTGATTCGTGCTTGCAAGGTTCGATTTTTATGATTTGCAAGTCGCAGACATTGCAAGGCTCTTGATCGTAAAACGCGACAATCAAAACAAGTCCGTCTTTTATCTTTTGCATTTTCTTCATTGCGTCACCCATCAAAAAGACTTTGCGTTTCTTTTCGTAGAATTTGATTTCAATGTCGTGATGGAATTCTTTTGGCAAGTTGCTACGCTTGGCAACAGATTTGGGGATGTCGCAAGCGTGTCCGTTTTGGTCGAACAGATTTCCGTTTTCATCTCTAAAATTAAAAAGTCTTGCAACTGCCATTTCTCCTGCCTTGCCGTGCTTCTTGTTTTGTGAGCCTTGAGCGTGGACAATTCCGTTTCTTATATCACGCAGAGATTGATTAACATATGAGTGGAGATGATTCAATTGATTTTGTGCAAGTTTCATATTTTTATATTTTTAGCAATTAAGTTTATAGTATTTACTATATTCTATATTCTGCCCGTGTCAAGCGTGAATGCAAATTATTTTAAAAAATGATTGAATGCACTTTCAAGTTTTCCTTTGTTAAGATTTTCTTTTCTGTCGCGAGGTACGAAGTTTGACCAATGATTTCCTCCACCGCTTTGTCTCTCTTTTACATGGTCGACATTCCAAGCGTTATCAACATTTCTATTTGTCCAATTATCCCATTGCTTGCCGTCTTCGAGCTGCACATCCAAGAATATTCTAAATTGATCGAGCGAACAGCCCAAAGCCTCTTTATTTCCTCCGAGCTTGACAACCTTGTCGGAAAAGTTCTTTCTTTCCGCGTGGGTCGTTAACATTTTCACTTTCGGATCGTGTACAATTTTATTTCTTATTCTTTTATATTTTTCTTTTATGTTTACAATTTCTTTCTTTTTTACTTCAATCATCTTTTTGAGATTTTCAATTGATTCAAGTTCTGCTTTGATTTGTAATTGCTCTGAGATTTTAAGCATATCTCCGAGATCGAGATCTGTTCTGTTATGATCCTTTATTTTGTTTCTTCCGTGATGTTTATTCCAAGCTTCAGATATTTTGACTTTCATAATTTTATATTTTTAGCAATTAAGTTTATTCTTCTTTTATATATGTTTTATTTTTGTTTGTCAAACATTATTTTCAATCTTCTGATAAAAGATCTGACCACATAACATAAAAGACAAAAGAGAAAGAAGAGATGAGAATTATTTCTAGTATCATATTTTTTTGAGTTGAGTTATTTACTTGATGAGATCGGAGCATGATGCTTGCGACTTAAACGCTTTGCGATTTGCATGGCTTGGGTATGAGTTTTTGCGTTGTCTACAAGTTTGCCATTATAGAGAACATTAAACCAACTTTGGAAGTTTGGGTTTCTGAATACATTTATCATTTTAGCAATTTCCTTTTTTAGATGTTATTCGTAAAGATTAAACTAGTTGAGGCGACCTGTCAAGCATTTCTTTCAACTGATTTCCAACCAAAGGCACGAACTTGATCCTCATGCCGAGCTTGTGGAAGCATGGACTTGAGCGTTTCAATGCGAGCAAGAATCCACTTGCGAGTGTCGCCTGTGGCAGGTACAAACTTACGCAAGTCGTGATCGTAGTGGTCGCTATTAAGGCGAGCTTCGAGGCGTTCGATGTCGAATTTAATGTCTTCAGTTTTCGTAATCATATTTACAATCTAGTTTATTTTTCGGCAAATGTCAAACTTTATTTTACTTTTTTTTAAGTTTTTTTATCCGTTGTATTTGTAGTTTTTATCTTGCTCAAGAGCCTTTGCCCAAGATGCTGACTCCTCGTCATGTTGAATTGAAACGATCTTTGCATCTTTGCCGTAGTCGGCAAGTCTTTCGGCTTTGAATGTCTCAATGCATTTTACGCCTGTGGCAGTTGATCGCTCGATCTTGCCGTTGAAAGTGGATTCAATTATTATTTTCTTGTAGTTATTTGTCTTAATCATATGTACAACATAGCATGGGAAGTGCGAAAAGTCAAGTATTATTTTACTTTTTTTAAAGTTTTTTTATATCGTAAGTCGTTAACACTTAACAAGTTACATAAAAACCTAGGGCCGGAGCCCTAAGTCGTTGACTGTGTGCTACTTAGAACACAAGAGGATCGGGCAACTTTGTGTTACTTGCGAACCAATCGGATGAGTCAATTACTTGACCGTTTAGAATAAGATCGAATTTGACTTGACAAACGCCCGCATTGGCTATGCCGTTCACGCGTTCGCGTGTGGTCGGTGTGTTCCAACCTGCGAGTGACCAACGCACGAGCCCGTCGGGATCGCGTTTGACAATCGCGTTGCCATGTAGCCAAACGGTCTTGCCGTCTGTGGAAGTGTTGCCAATTGTCTTGGCTTCACCGCGTTCAAATGCTTGTTTTATTTGTGCTGTTACTTTTCGCATAATTTTATTATTAACTATTAAAGGTTGAAAGTCAAGTTTTATTTTCTGTCTGCAACTTCATTATGCAGAATGTTTTGCCATGCTTTGCGAGCTTGTTGCACAGCGTGCAAGGCGTCCATAATCGCCATGCCTTCGGTGATGCCAATCTTTGAGGCGTCAGAATTTGATTGCTGAGCCAAAAAGTTTAGGTTGCCTTCTGCTTTAGAGAGTGCGAGTCCAAGATCAAGCTTGGAGTCTAATTGTTTTCTAACTTGTGCGAGTGTGTTATTGTTGTCTATCATAGTATTACTTTAAGAAATTTTTTGTGTGATTGCAAGCAAAAAGTGAATTATTTTTAGCTTATCCATTCGACAAGCTCAAACTTCCGAGGCAGTCCAAACTTGGCAAGATCTTTATTTAGATCCTCAATTGTTGCGTGGTGTTCGCATTTCATCATTACATTTGAGCTGATCAGCTCGCCTGTCTTACGGTCAATTATATTTACTTTGGCAATGAAGCCGTTTACTTTACTATTTGTCTTAATCATATACCTACAAGGTAACATACAAGCAAGCGAATTGCAAGAAAAAAAACATAAAGTTATTCACAATTAGAGAGCCTAACCCTACCCATTAAATGAATTCATTTTTAAAAAGAATAGAGCTATACAGCCGGGGGGTGCCTTTTTTCAATATCAAATCTAGTATAATAAATATTAACATATTCGCGGCATCAAAAAAAATCCGGACACCATTAAAAAATAGTGTATTTATTTTTAGTAAAATGCCTCGAAGACGCAAAAAACCCGAAATAACGGACGAGCAGGAGATTCAGAAAATAGAAATTGACTTGCATAAAACAAACATAAAGCTTAAAAAAATCAGTTTAACTGAAAAACAACTGGACTTATTAAAAATCATCTTTGATAAAGAATCAAAAATAATATTTATCAGCGGTCCAGCAGGAACAAGCAAAACATATATAGCAATATATGGTGCATTACAATTATACAATATGAATAATGATCGCGGCATTACATATGTCCGAACAATTGCAGAAAGTGGAGAGAAGAGCCTGGGAGCCTTGCCTGGAGAGATGGCGGAAAAAATCAATCCATATATGATGCCAATGAATGAAAAACTAGATGAATTATTAATTCCTGGCCAAGCAAGTATATTAAAAAATAAAGAAATAGTAAAAGGTATGCCAATTAATTATCTTCGCGGAGCAAGTTGGCTCAATGAAGTAGTTATCGCGGACGAATCACAAAACTTTACTTTTAAAGAATTAACTACATTAATGACAAGGCTAGGAAAAGGCAGCAAACTTATTATTTGCGGGGATCCTATGCAGAGCGATATTAATGGCAAAAGTGGTTTCGCGGACATGTATTCATTATTTAACGACGAAGAAAGTGTATCTAGAGGTATTCATTGCTTCCATTTCGGCGCAGAAGATATAAAACGCAGTGAAATTCTAAAATATATAATTAAAAAACTGCAGAAAAAATGAACCTCATAATAGATTCTCGTCTAAGCGAACCACCTAGCGAGATATCTTGTTTTAGAGATGTTACATTATATGCAAAAACTTATATATTTGAGGATATATTGTTATATTGCCCAGAGGGCACAAGGAAAATGTACTGGTCCTGGTTAAAAAACTATGGAGCACACGACTTCATATCAGATCTTATTTTGAATCATGAAATTGAGCATGGCTGCAAAATGGGTATAGGAGACTACAATAATATTGTTGTCAAATCAATTAATTGCAATAACTTATATGAAATTATAGAAAGAATTAAATATTTTAAACGCTAGCAGTTTCTTTTTGCTCTTCTGAAACTTCTGAATTTTGTTGTGCTTGTTGAGCTTCTTGAGCATTAACTATAATTTTCCTAATTTGATCGTCATCCATTTCTTCAACCTTGGTTTTAGCTTGCTCTAGAGCTTTCTTTTGAACCAATTCAATTACGTTGTTTAGCGGCACTTGCATTAGTGCTTCTCCAAGCGTAGCATTGGAGATGAAATTATTCGCTAGCGTTACAGATATTTGTTCTCTTTCTTGAGAAAGGTTTTGCGCGTCGTCTTGTGTATTTGCCATATTATTAATAATAAGTTAAATTGTTATTTTTTAAATTTTAATTTTAATTTTGTTGATATAGTGGATTTTGATTTGTTGATTGTGTTCTGATATTATACAGATTATGGAATATAACTTGTTGTTGTAATGTGCGGATTTCCTCGTGTTGATTTTGTATTAATTTATTTTGGTCCCACATAAACCACATCATATAAAATATTAGCAACAAAATACTTATAATACTTAAATGATCATTCATTAATATATAATAGTGTAAAGTAGTTTAGTTTCTAAAAATGTGTATAAAAATTAAATGCATTGGAATAATACAAATATAACTGAGATTGTAACTCCATACGGAATAGATACTTGGTTAAATGGTACTTATGAGACTGGAGCTTTTTTTAATGTTTCTGCTACTTTAGATGATCCTTTGCAGGGTTATGTTGTTGCGAAAATGGTCAAAAGCGGTAGTCTAAAATCCGGGGGTCATGGTGAAACACTGACCAGTGCAAAATATCCAGCAAGTGGAGATGAAAGGGCTAGAGCAATTGGTTGGAAAAATTTATTTCCCAAAAATGGAAAGTTTCTAGGAGCTGAGCAAAACTGTTTCTGGGAAATATTATATATCAAACGACCAGGGCAAAGTGGTCATTTCAATGAAAATATTCAATCTTTTACAGAGCCAGGTAAAAGAATATCTGGGTGTGTGTTATGTTTAGTTCCTATTGCATGGGAGAATAGTGATAGTTATACTACAACAAATTCAAACTCATGTTTTTTAGGTATGGCTCCTGGAGAAATTATACCTGAATATTATAGATCAAAAGATAATGAAAATTTTTTAGAGATAGAGGTGGGGGACGTTTTATCCGCGCAAAAGATACATAGACTATCTTGTCCTCGCGGTTGCTTCGGGAGTTTTGAACAATCTTTAGGTACATTGCATTTATGCTTTTACGGAAAAGATTCAAGTGTTCCAGAACAAGTATTATCTGATGATTTGGATTTTGATGGAATAAAAATAACAGATCTTCCGGAGATAGACAGCATCAATGACAATCATAAATTTTTAGTACATTATACTAACAGCAATTCTTTAATTCCTGAAAGCATAAATCATATATTTTCACCAAATCTAAAAACAGTATTTTTCAACAAATCTATAAAAATTACTTCACCACCTTACAGTTTATCAAAAGTATCAGGTTCTTTTCTAGGCGTGAATTGGTACTGGATTTGGAATTCGCGGTCCAATGAGTGGATTAGAATAAATGGAAGCGTTAATAGTTTAGAGTGGTTTTATATTGACACAATTGAACAAAAAATAAATAAATCTATCAGTGGAGTTGATGATTCAAAAATACAAGGTTACATAATTTCTGTAAAAACAAGACTGCTTGATAATACTTATCAAATAGATTCAAAAGGTAATCCAATTGATGTTATCGATACAAACAAAAAAATTAGTAAGTCTCATAGTTACAATGCTTCAGAGGCTATATCTGCATTTATAATTCACGATAATAAGTCTAGCGAGACCCGGCGGGATGGTTATGACTGGTACGATCTTCAAGGCTCTGACTCTAGAATGTATGACGAAAATATACCTTTTACGAAAAAAATATGTTTCGCTAAATTTGGAAAAAATACGACCCCCGTAACTTTTCGCGATAGGGTTTTAAATAAAAATAATGTTAACAAAGAGGGGGATATGGATTTTACCTGCGGTTCGGAGCAATTTATGTTGGGTTCCGCAGGAGACACAACCACAACATTAGCTATAGCTTTCACGCGAGATTACAGTGTGCCAGCTAAAAGAAGATTTATATTAGATATTTGTTGTGATGGATATATAATTGAAAAATAATGAGTGCAAGAAATAAAAATTTAAAAGACGTACAAGTGGTTACTGCAGACATGCTTAATTTTGAAACAGATTATGTTTTGTGCTTCAATGAAGAGACTGGCCAACAAAATAAAATTTCTTTGAGTAATTTAACGCAGCAAATGAATTCTAGTTTTGTAGTTTTCCCCCAGCAATCTAAGTTAGCAGAACAAGCTTTCGGGTCCTCTAATCATTCATACCCTATTACTATTGATTTAAGTAGTTCGCGGTTAGATTCTAGTATTAGCAGCGTAAAAAATATATCTTCTGCAAATCTTCATTTCATCTTTTTCGCGGAGACCCAGGATGCTAAAAATATATATTTTAATTTTTCATATTATACAAATTCCAGCAGAAATGATAATTACAGAACAGTTGTTAACATGATTCAAACAACAAGAAATTATAAGACAGTTAATGGGGATCCAATATTTATTCGAGAGGGTAGAGAATTTAACATTCCTGTTGTTAATAATAAAATTTATTTGAGTTGCAGCAGTAATGTTGTTGGAGCCAAGGTTGAAATTGGCATGAATTGTTTATTTACAGGATTTACTGATTAATTATGAGTGAGAAGATAAAATTAACTGACATTTCAGATCAAACCTCAAAATATCGAGGTAAATTACAGTCTTTGAGAGATAAGAATCCAAATGACACGAAAAGTTTGATAGTTGAGTCTGAGCAGTATGGAACATGCTTGGTATCTGAAGATAATTTTAGGCAGTTCTTTGGGGGAAATTCGACAAACTTTCATATACAATATCCTATGTATTCAAAGGGTGCACGAGAAGTCTCTGAAGGCATTATCCTGAGTCAAGAACAAACAATCAAAGATATTAAATTTAATTCAAACGAATTTAAAAGATTTACGGATCTAAAAAAATTCTTAAAAGAAAAATCAACCAGCGCTGTAAACTCTCTATCTACCTTCAGAGAGCATAGAATTGACTTGACTTCTTACGGCGCAACCAATTTCACTAAAGCAGGAGTTTTTAATTTCACAGCTGGATACAAACAAGCATACACTGCAGACTTGAAGCTTACTGCTCCCGAACAATCTCCCAAAAATTTAACCAATATGGAGCTATATTTTGATGTAAGGTGGTATGAGAACGGAGAAGAAAGAAATAATCAATACATTTATAGTGGAAGCCAAAGATTTCATAGCTGGGAAAATGGTAGATTCACGCTACCAATAAGCGACCGAGCGTTAAGAATATCTCTCGCTTCTAGATTGGGTGTTACAATTCGGCTCGAAGGCTTTTATTGATTTTAGAAGTTTTAATTCTTTCAATTTCTTCAGGTAAGATTTCAATAATTTTATCTACATCATCTTCCAACATAAGTTCTGCTGGCGTTGAACCGTCAAGTCTTTCGTTTTCAGTTTTTAACCATTTAGTTGATTGATATGAATTTAAATTTTTGCTAAGTATTTCTAAGATTGATTTCTGGGACATATAAATATTATATGTGGTTAAATGGTTTTTTATAGATTTTGTGTATAATATATTATGGGACCGGTATTGAATACAATTATTGGAGCAGGAATAAAACTTGTCTGCAACTTAATTAACGCTTGGCTAGAACAAAAAAGACAAGATCAACTTGCCCTTGCTGCAAGAGACGAAAAAATGCTCGAAGCTTTAATCAAAAGCCAAGAAAAGAATGCGAGTGACGACTTTGTAAAAGTTACTCGCAGAATCTTATTTATGTCTATTACTTTTACTATGTGCTTTTTAATGATATACTACGCATTTAATCCTCACATAGAATATAATATAATTGTGCCAAAGGGAGATCACGCAAAATGGGGATTTTTTGGATGGATATTTGGAGGAAAAGACTGGGATATGGTAAAAATGACAGGGGGGCTTATGCTTGCCTCTTTTATGGATCTTTGTTTCATGGTAATAGGTTTTTATGCAATCCCCAGTAAGAGAAGATGATTAAATTATTACTTATATTAGCGCTTTTATTATCTTCTTGTTCTACAAAATTAATTCGTACAAATCAACAAATTGAGGCAAAAAATTTAAAACCTCAAAATCCAGTTCCAGAAGACATTGTATTGGGTGTATATAATTATACAGATCCAGCAATATATTGCGGTTCGATTATATTGTTTATTTTTGTATTATGTTATTTGATTAAAAAAAGATTATGAATTTAAGTTTAGAAATAGTTGGAGTAATAAGCGGCGTAGTTTCTGCGTTAACTGCATTATTTAGTATGTGGATAAAGGTAAAGATTGATGAACGAAAAAGTAAAAGATTGATTTATGAACCCAGCCTGCATCAAAACGTGCTAACTGCCCTAGATTTCATAAAAGAAAAAACTGGAGCAGATAGAACATATATAATGGAGTTTCACAACGGAGAGCATTATTTTTCAGGAAAAAGTCAGCAAAAAATTAGCTGCACATATGAATCTGTAAATGAAGGTATAAGTTCAGAGGCAAACTCTTTACAAAATATTAGGATATCTAATTACCATTCTTTAATTTCAAAAATATCAAAAGGCGAAACATTTGAATTTCAAGATATATCTTTAATGAGGGATAGCATTTGCTTTAAACAGACGCTAGAAGCGAAGGGAGTTAAGAGTATATTTGCCCGACCTATTTCGACTTTAAACGGCAGAATCATCGGTATGCTTTTATTAGAATTTGTCAAAGAAGAGAGGAAGTGGGGGCAATCTTCAGAAAACTTTATTAGAAAACAAGCAAAAATATTAAGTGGCTATTTGATATAATTTTTTTTTATATTATAATAAGTCATGGCATTTACCTACTGTCCGCACTGCGGTTTTAAAAACTTATACTCTATCCATCAGCCAAAATTTTGTGGTAGCTGTGGAGAGTCGATTGGCTCAAAAACTAATAAAACGTTAAACAAAAGATTTGCATTGTCAAGCCAAAAATCTAAAGCGAAAAACATAAGCATCGATGATCCAGATGGATCAGATGTTTATGAGGTTCCGAATATATCAAAATTATCTTATTCTATTACTCACGACTCCAACAAGATGGACTTAAAAGACTTGATTCCGTTAGAAGAATTGGATGAATATGATCAAAAAGAGTTAAATCAACAAGAAAAATAAAGTGCCAGAAGAAGAGGGAAAGCAATTTTCATATTCAGACAAAGCTAAAGACATTGACGAGGAAATTGGGAAGCGGAGGAACAAATGGTTTCTTGATTCTCTTGCTTGGTTTAGCTTTGACGATGTCGAACAAATCATTAGGGCTCATATATTTAAAAAGTGGCATCAATGGGATCAAAGGAGACCTTTAAAGCCTTGGATTAATAAGATTATTACAAATCAAATGAAAAATATTTTGCGAAACAATTATAGCAATTTTGTGAGACCATGCTTGAATTGCCCATTTAATCAGTCGGGACCGTCTCAAGACGGGCATTCTCTTTGCGGCTTTACTAAAACTGGATTACAAGATTCATCTTGCCCGCTGTACGCAAAGTGGGAAAAAACAAAGAAGTCTGCCTATCAAATTAAAATGCCTGTAGCTCTTGAGAATCACTCTCATGAAGTTTTCTGTATGCAAGATAAATTCCTTGATATAGATCTTGCTCGAGACAAAATAAATAAAATGATGGAGAAAGAGTTGTCTAAGAAACAATTTATGGTATATGATTTATTATTTATTCAGCATAAAGATGAAGAGTATGTCGCTAAACAAATGGGATATAAAACATCTGAGCAGGGACGAAAAGCTGGATACAAACAGATAAAAAACCTAAAAAAAATCTTTAAGCAAAAAGCTCAAGAAATCATACAGAAAGAAGATATTCTTCCTGAAAATTCACCTATAAAATGGACCTAAATCAAGAGCAAAAAGATATAATCTTAGAAAACTGTAAAAAAACAACAGACCTTTCTGAGTTAACTAGAATGGCGTTTCCTGATTGCGAAAAAATTGATGGAAGAAGCAAGCAGGGAAGAGCGGTTAGAGAATTCTTATCTACCAACCAAATACAATATGAGACAAGACACCTTGACCCTAAAGAAAGTATCATTTTATCCCAAGAGCAAAAAGAGTTTATAAATAATTCTATCGACCAAGGTATGGACTGTTTGCAAATTGCTTCAGTATTATTTCCTTCTGTAAGAGTAACTAAAAATTCTCAAGAATATACATGTGTTTATAATTATGTCGAAAAAAGTGAAAACTTATCTCCCCCCATATCAGAGGATAGTGTTAATAAAAAATATTCTACCCCCAAAGCGGCTAGCAAAATTATAAAAAAAATAAACGACTCTTGCCAAAAAGACATAGAGGAATCTAAACTTAATGTTTCTGAGAGAAAAAGTATTGAATCTCTTGGAGCTTTTTTGGCCTCACCAAGATTTATTCAAGTAATAAACACCTACGACAGTTCAGAGGATAGGGAGTTATTTGAAGCAGAATTTATTAGAGCCACTTGGGATAAGCCAGATCTAACTAGCGATGAAATAAATCTATATATCAATGTGTGCATGGACTATATTCATCTAAAAAATATACAGAATGCAATCAATAAACTTAATAGAATGTTTGATGAAGCAGAAGATCAACAGGATTTGACTGTAAGATTAGCGGAGCTCTTAAAAACAAAAAGCGAAGAATACAATCAGTGCGAAAAAAGAATGGAATCTCTGATCCAAAAACTTCAGGGGGACCGATCAAAAAGAATTTCTAATCACCAAAGGCAAAATGCAAACATCCTGGCTCTTGTTCAGTTATTTCAAGAGGAAGAAGAAAGAAAAGTCATGGTAAAAATTGCTCAACTGCAAAAACAGGCCGCCAAAAAAGAAGCTGACAATATAGAATCTATGCCAGATTGGAAGGCTAGGGTATTAGGTGTGTCAAAAGAAGATGTTCTATAATTATAAAATTAAAAAAATTGAAAGAGTTATAGATGGCGACACTTTTGACGCATTTATTGACTTAGGCTTTAACACCTTGGTTAAAAAAAGAATAAGAATTTATGGAATTAATTGTCCCGAATGCAGAACTAGAAACAAAAAAGAAAAAGAGAAGGGGTTGCTCGCCAAAAAATTCTTACAGCAAATTTTTGAAAGTTTTGAAAATTCTATATCTATTAATTCAAAGGGTATAGGAAAGTATGGTAGAGTATTAGCTGAAGTTAAAATAGATCAAATCAGAGAGGAAAAAGATGTTGCTGAATTTATGATAAGCAATGGTCATGCCAAAGAATATTATGGAGGAAAAAAATGAATACCTGCCAAGAATGCTCCAAAGAGTTTTCGTCGGAAAGAGCTTTGCATGCCCACATAAAAGTTCACGGATTAACCTTGGCAGAATATTATACAAGGCATTTTCCAAGATTTAGCTTGTATACTGGAGAGCCTCTTGCGTTTAAAAATAAATCAGATTATTTTAGTAAAGATTTTGCTAATTATAACGAATTTAAATCTTGGATAGAAAGAGAAAGTGATTCTATTGTTAAGCCTTATATATTGCAAATGCTAAAAAAAAGAATAGAGTTGAAAGAATTAAATTTTGCACCCCCTCATGTAGAGTTAATAATTCAAGAAATGGCTACAGCTGAAATGTATAAGAAATATTTTGGTTCGTATAGTAACGCTTGTAGCGAAATAGAGTGCGAACCGATGTTCCCTAACGCTCTACCTCCTGAGTGGCATGATTTAGACGCGCAAGATATTGAAATTTTTGTAGATACTAGAGAGCAACAGCCGCTAGAGTTTAAAAATTCTTCCAATTTAAAACTAGAATTTGGAGACTATGCTGTCGGCGGCGAACACTACGACTATACTTTTGTAGATAGAAAGGGAGAACAAGACTTTAAATCTACATTGAGTAAAAATAATCTCGAAAGATTCAGAGAGGAACTTAAGAAGACTAAAGAATTTGATAGTTATATGTTTGTAGTTACAGAAAGCAACTTAGATACTATATATAAAAATAATAAATGGTCAAAACATAGATCTAATTTAAAATACATATATCACAATATGAGAGTTTTAAATCATGAATTCGCTGGGCATTGTCAATTTATTTTTTCAGGGAGCAGAGAAAAGAGTCAGGAGATAATCCCGAAAATCTTGATGATGGGAAAAAAAATATGGAAGACAGACCTTCAATATTATATTGACAAAAATTTAATATAATGACTTGGGAAACAGGAAATCAATTATCAAGAAAAGAAGAGGCGGACTTAAATGAGCAAATTCTTTCTATGGAGGGATTTATAGAAGAACGCGAAGCAAAGGTTCTTTTGTATAAATTTTTGAGAGAAAATATTACTTTTACTGCCGATTTGATTAGCGGTGTTAAGCTTTTTCCTTTTCAACACATGGCGATTAAAGCAATGTTTAGTACGGATTACTTTATGGGAGTTTGGAGTCGGGGAATGAGTAAGTCATTTACCACCGCAATATATGCATATCTAGATGCTATACTTAATCAAGGCGTAGAAATTGGTATACTCTCCAAGTCTTTTCGACAAGCAAAAATGATATTTAAAAAAATAGAGGATATTGCGTCTAAGCCTGGAGCCCATTTTTTATCTCAATGCATTACTCATAAATCTAAAAGCAATGATGAATGGCTGCTCGAAATAGGTAGTAGTAGAATTAGAGCTTTACCTTTAGGCGATGGAGAAAAACTGCGCGGTTTTCGATTTCATAGAATTATTATTGACGAGTTTGCTTTGATGCCCGAAAGAATTTATAACGAGGTTATTATACCCTTCTTGAGTGTTGTAGAAAACCCCACTCAACGAGAAGAGCTTTACAATCTTGAAACAGAGATTATAAAAAAAGGAGAGATGAAAGAGGACGAGCGACATATTTGGCCAAACAATAAACTAATTGCCTTATCTTCTGCAAGTTATAAGTTTGAATATATGTATAAAGCCTATGAGCAGTTTGAGGAATTAATTAATATCGGTAGTAATAAGCAGTCAGATGCGCATAGAACTATTATGCAATTCAGTTACGATTGCGCACCCAAACAGCTTTACGATCAAAACTTGATTAACCAAGCAAAATCTACAATGAGCCAAAGTCAGTTTGATCGAGAGTTTGGATCTATATTTACAGATGATAGTAGTGGATATTTTAAGACATCTAAAATGGCAGCCTGCACTCTAAAAGATGGAGAGGCCCCAAATATAGAAGTGTGTGGAGAGGTTGGCGCTAAGTATATCTTAGCTTTTGACCCGAGTTGGGCAGAAAGTGAAAGTAGCGATGACTTTGCTATGATGGTATTGAAATTGGATGACGAAAAAAAGATAGGAACGGTTGTTCATAGCTATGCTCTATCTGGAGCTAATTTAAAACAACATATATTTTATTTTTATTATTTATTAACTCATTTTAATATTGTTTCTATTGTTGGCGATTATAATGGGGGAGTGCAATTTATTAATGCATGTAATGAAAGTAGTTTATTTAAAAAGAAAAAAATTAATATTGGATGTTTAAATACTAATTTTGATGATTTAGAACATTATCAAGATAAGCTAAAAGAAGGAAAAAAAGAATATAATTTAGAAACTAGAAATATTTGCTATTTAAGAAAGCCTACTAGCCAATGGATTCGACTCGCAAACGAATTATTGCAAGCAAATTTTGATCACAAAAGAATTCATTTCGCATCAAGAGCTATTAATGATGCATATAACGAACAAAGGAATAAAAAAATTCCAATACAAGATCTGCAATTTTTAAGAACATCTCAAAGTTTAGATAAGCAAACTAATGCTGCAAAAATGATTGATTTTGTGGAGCATCAATTTGACATGATAAACTTAATTAAATCACAATGCGCGCTTATTCAAATAACAACTTCATCTGGAGGCACTCAAACTTTCGACTTGCCTTCAAACCTTAGAAGACAGACTGGGCCAGAAAAGGCTAGGAAAGACTCTTATTCTGCGCTTGTCTTAGGAAATTGGATGGTGAAATTATATTACGATATGACAAATACTAAAATCGAAAAAGTTAATTATACTTTTACTCCCATGTTTATAAAGTAAGTGTATTTCACATAAATGGATCAAGAATTTAAATATACCACCACTTTTGAGAATACAGTTTTTGCTTCGAGCGATATAGAAAACTCTAATATAAGCAAAGCCTCTCTTGAAGCTTTAAAGCCATTAATCCCTAAAGATATTAATCTTGATAAAAATATTGATATTATTGGTGTTGCTTTTAATGCTGCAGTTGTTAATAAATTTAATAAAAATGGAGATGGCATAGATAGCGAAGCTGCAGTAGCTGTAAAAGATTATTTCGTTCACAAGCCAACAAATATAGAGCATGACAGGGAAAAGATTGTTGGGCATATTGTTTCTGCGGGGTTTTCAAAATATGGTGGAGATTCTGAGCTAATGAATGAAGAATCTGCTTTAATAGAAGATGGGGCTTATAATATAGCATTGGCTGCAGTTGTCTATCGAACAGCTAGCAAGGAATTTGCTGATTTAGTTCTAAACTCTACAGATCCAGAGAGCGACTTTTTTCAAACCGTTTCAGCAAGCTGGGAAGTAGGTTTTAATGATTATGTAATTTCTGTAGGTGGGGATGATTTAAATGATTGCACGATAATATCAAACCAAGAAGAAATTAAAGCTTACTCGCCTTACCTTAAAGCTTTGGGTGGAAAGGGCTACTTAAGCGATGGAAGAAAAGTTAATAGATTAATAGTTGGGGATATATACCCACTTGGCATTGGTTTTACTTCAAACCCTGCGGCAGATGTAAAAGGATTGGTGGCAGAAGATAATAAACCACAAGAAAAACAAACCTCTAGGAATCAACCAATTAGCCAATTAATCACAAAAACTGAAAAAACTTCCCATTCCAATAAACAAAATGTAATAAACAAAGAACTTAATAATATTATTATGGACAAAGATACAATCATAAATGAATTCCGAGCAGCTTTAGATGAAAAGCTTGGCAAGCAAGATTTCTCTGAGGAAAGTGTCGCAAGCATTTCTAAAGTGTTTATCGAAGCTATCCGAGAGAAAGGCGAACAGTATGTCGCCGATCTTGAAAAAGCTAAAGCTGAAAAAGAAGAAGCTGTTCAGGCTCAAAGCTCTCTTCAAGAAAAAGTGACTCAAGTAGAAAGTGAACTTGAAGTAGCCCAACAAAAGCTTAGCGCTTTAGAAGAAGAAAATGCTGCTAGAGACGCACAAATCAGATTTAATAATCGCATGGATGTTATTAATGACGCATACGAACTTGATGAAGAAGACTCTAAAATCGTAGCGACTGAATTAAATGATCTTGACGAAAGCGATGAAAGTTTCGCAGAGTTTCAAGAAAAACTATCAAAAATTTGGAAGCATAAAAACAAAGAGTTTATCGCTACAGAGCAAAAAGCTTTCGAAGATAGAGTGTCTCAAGAAGTAGAAAAGAGGATTTCTGAAACCTCGTCCGCTTCAACAGAAGAAGTTTCAGACCAAGCGTCTGAAGAAGCGTCAGAAGAAACAACTGAAGAATCAGAAGTTGAGGAAGTTCTCGACTCTCTTGAAGTTGAAGACGCTGCAATCGTAAACAATAATGAAAGTTCGTCTGATGGTGAGTCGCTTCGCGACCGCTTCGCAAAAACTTTTAAAGAATCAGTTAAAATTTCATACTAAATATATAAAATTATGGCAAAAAGAATACTACCATACCGAGACTACAGTGAACACGACGTCGTAAACTTGTTCGCACTTGAAGTTGGAAGCGCAGACTCTCTCTATGATTGGGTCGAAGCTAGCAGCGGAAAGTGGGACGCAGGAGTTGTTGTTTCTGTAAGCGCGGGAGCTCTACCTGGTGAGGTTTCCGAATTGCGTGCATCAACACCAGATAATCTTCGTGATTATCTTGGCGCTAGCTTTGATGGCGTGCATATTGGATTCAATGGATACCCCGCTAACGGTATGACCGTTGCTCCTGCTTCTGCTGGCAGTCGAGGCCTTGGAATCACACTTCGTGAAACCTTGGCTTTTGATGAGAATGGAGAAAAACTTCTCTATTATAAACAAAAACTAGATGAAGCGCAAGCGGTTCTTCCTGGTCAAACAGTTCCTGTATTGACTCGCGGATTAGTTCTTCTTGGCGCTGGAGCTATTGACGGTTCTGTTTCAGTAGGTGACGATTTAGAAGTCGCTGCTGGAGGAAAACTTGCATCTCAAACCTCTGGGGCTACAGTTGGTTCTGTAGTCGCTATCGGAGAAGAAAGCGATGACTCCTCTGCAAAGAAATATCTCTGCAAAGTTAGCTTCTAAGAAAGGAATTAAAGAATAATGAAAATTACTTTAGAAAGAACACCCGAGCAAGCCGAGCTTATTAAAGCTATGGCTTCTAAAAATCGTGATGTCGCTTATGAAGCTCAAACTGCATTAGCCGAATTTATTGGCCCAGTTTTGGCAGAAGTTGTTAATACAGCTCCTACTGTAAGCAATATGTTTTCAAGTCTTCAATTTAATAGCGATGAAAGTCCAAGCATTCCTTTGGATCTTTATCACGATATTACTGACGAAGATTACATTCAAGTTTGGAGTCAATCAGTTCCTGGCGGACTTCCTACAAATCAAGTCGCCCCTTCACAAAGCGAGCTTAAGTTCACAACTTATACTCTTGACAGTGCATTGAGCTTCGATAAGCGTTACGCTTCTCGCTCAAGACTTGACGTTGTTAGTAAAACATTCACGCGTATGGCACAAGAAATTCTTCTTAAGCAAGAAAAAACTTCTGCCAGCATGATTATGACTGCATTAGCCAAAGCAAGCTCAAACGGAGAACAGCATGTTATTCGTTCGGCTCAAAAAGGAGGCTTTTTGCTCTCAGATCTTAATAAATTATTTACTAAGGCCAAAAGAATTAATACTTCTTGGACAGGTGGAACTCCTGCTGATCGCCGCGGACGCGGTATCACAGATCTTCTTGTTTCCCCTGAAATCGTAGAAGAAATTCGTGGATTAGCTTATAATCCAATTAATACCAAAGGTGATAATACAGATATTCCTGGAACCGATAGTATGCGCGATGCAGTATTTAGCAGCGCTGGAATTCCAGAATTTTATGGCGTATCCATTCAAGAATATAATGAAATGGGTAATGGTCAAAAATGGAATACTATATTTGACACAGCTGCAGGTACAACAACCTATGACGACAATTATGCTGCTACTGGTGGAGGAGACCGTGCATTTGACGGTTCCGCTGGAAAAGAGCAAATTCTTGTAGGTGTTGATTTAAGTCGTGAATCTATGATTCGTGCAGTAGCTACAGACTCAGAATCCGGAGACGAATTCTCTCTAGTAGCCGACGATCAATTCGTAACACGCCAATCTAAAGTTGGTTATTACGGTTCTCTTGAGGAGGGTCGTATGATCATCGACGATCGTGTTTTACTTGGTCTTATCGTTTAATTTTACAATAAAATTAACGTTTTATAAAAGTCCACCCTGGGTAACTAGGGTGGATTTTTTATTTTAATTATTTATAATAATATTATTAATTATGTGTATAACTACATTAAAGATATAAATTATGGCAAGAAAAAAAACAAAAAATAATCAAACGAGCTCAAGCTCATTTAATAAGGTTAAGTTAGAAGATTTAGAACAAACCAATGGCAAGAGTTATGAAGATCAAGTCGCTCAAGCTCGAGAGTTAGAGGAAGTGCTTGGTATCCCTAAAATTAATCCTTTTAAAACAAATGATAAAAGAGTTTTTCAGGAAATGCTTCAAGACATGAATTTAACTGACCTTCAGACATTCGCGGTAAAAGTTGGCGTTTTTCCTTCTGGAAATAAAACCGTTCTTAGGAATAAAATTAAAAAGGCTTTTGATTCCAGTTTATACGGAAAAGGGAGTGTTCAGGTTATGGGAGAACCTCTTAAGCTGGATCCAAATAACCCTAAACATAAAGAGGTTCTTGATTATCTAGGAGGATAATGTGTCTGATATTTACCCAAATTCCTCTATAGGAAAACTAGCTCTAGAAATTTATGATCACGAGCTTGGTTTTGAGGCTACAGGACAAGCTAAAGTTAATGAAATTAATATAATATCAGGCTGGCTAGAGGGACATTTGGGAGAACTAAACAATTTAATATATACTCACTTTAGCGGATCAAGCCCTGAGAGCTTCAATCTTGAAGAGCAGGCAATACTCAAGGAAATGTATATCTGTGAATATAATAGAAAATCCAACAGAAGGGTTTTAAGAGGTATAGATGGCTCTAGTGGAGAGTCAGATTTTCAGGTAATTAGAGAGGGTGATTCGATGATTCAGAAGTCAAATAAAAACATTACTGCAAAAATATATCATGATGCATATCTACAATCTCATAAGCGAGTTCAAGATATGGTCTCATCTTATAATTACTATGGAGCTAAACCTACACAAATAAACTCTGACCAAGTTGCTTTCACTGGAGACAGTTCAAATATAAGCAATTACTACTATAGATAATATGAAAGAAAAATCTCAATCAAATTCACAAGACTTAAACAAAATATGTAAATCTGAACTTTTTCATATATGGAAAAAAGCCAGACTGCTCTACGATTCCGTTAGCGAAGATACTAAAATGGAAGATTGGGTAAGGAAAAATATTACTAAGGCCTATGATTTAATAGATCAATCCTTAAGATATTCTGAGTATGAAAAAATATTTCCGAAACAAGACGAACAGAACTCTGAAGAAGAAACAAATAATTTTTTATCTAACGAAGATAAAAGATACCCCACTCCAGTCTCTGCAGAAACTGGAGACCAATTTATTACTAGGTGCATTTTGGATGCAAATATGAAAAAAAGATATCCTGTTCAGGGAGATAGGTTTTCTGCATGCATGTCAATTTATCACGAAAACAATCAAGGAGAGAAGCCTCATGGTAATCCAGGTGAAAAATTTAAAGATCCAATGCTAAAGCAAGAGGATGAGCTTGATAACCCTATTAAACCTTTACTTCCGTAATATCGTATTTAAGGGCGTCTCTAGATACTTTAAATTTAATTAGGCTTCCAGCTATTATTGATTCGTCTAAAATCAGACTAGATAAAACATTTTCTATGTTTTTCTGAATAATTCTTTTAATTGGTCTTGCCCCCATCTTTTCTTTAATCGCGAGAGAAGCGATATACTTGTATACGCTAGGAGTATATTCCATCTCTATGTTTTTGATTGAGAGCTTTTCTGCAACCATATTTAATTCTAATTTAGCAATTTTTTCTATAGAAGATTGTTCAAATTCTTCAAAAACTATAATTTCAGTCAATCTATTTAGAAACTCTGGCTTAAAAAATGTTTTTAGTTCTGACTTTAATTTATCTTTATCAAGACCTGAAGTCTTAGCATTATCTTGAAATCCAATAAATGGTTTTGCTGCTTTTTCTGAGCCTATATTGCCAGTAAGAATAATCACTGTATTATTGAAATAAATTTTTCTTCCAGTATTGTCTGACACAAAGCCTTCTTCTAAAATTTGAAGTAGCACATTAATTACATCTGGATGAGCTTTTTCAACTTCATCAAAAAGAACTACGCTATAAGGATTTTTTCTGACTTTTTCAGTCAATTCTCCACCCTCTTCATAGCCTACATATCCAGGCGATGCACCAATAAGCCTAGAGGCGGATATTTTTTCTGAAAATTCGCTCATATCTAATTGTATTAAAGCGTTTTTACTTCCATATATAAATTCTGCGATACATTTTGCCGTATAGGTTTTTCCTAGTCCCGAAGCCCCAACCATTAAAAAACTACCAACAGGCTTTGAAGAATCTTCTAGGCCAGAGCGAGATCTGAGTATGCATTCTGAAATTTCAGAAATTGCTTGATCTTGCCCAATTATTTTTTTGTTAAGGTTTTTAAATAAATTTACTAATTTTTTACTGTCTCCTTTTGAAATTTCTTTTACGGGCACTCCTGTTCTAGAAGACACAACTTCATATATATCTTTAGTGCGTACTTTAATTTTATTTTTTATCGCTTTCGCGGCCCACTTCGAAATAATTCTGTCATACTTTTCAAGCAAATCCATTTGCTCTTCTGCAACCTGAAGTTTAGAGGCGCCAATAGCTTTTAGGTTTTGCTCTTTTTCTGCAAGCTTTTCTAGCTTTTCTTCAATTTCTATTGCAGATTGAGGTCTTTTAATATTTTTAATTTTTACCTTAGAGCCTGTTTGATCTAAAATATCAATTGCTTTATCTGGAAAATGTTTATCTCTGATATATTTCTCTGACAGATCTACTATTAGTCTCAAAACGCTGTCCCCGTAGTATATCGAGTGAAAATTTTCATATTTTTCTTTTACTCCTTTTAGAATTTGAAAGGTTTCTTCTTTTGAAGGTTCTTTAATTTTTATTGCTTGAAACCTTCTGTCCATCGCGCCGTCTTTTAATATAGATTTTTTATACTCTACTTCTGTAGTAGCCCCAATGCATTTTATTTCTCCTCTAGCTAAAGCGGGCTTAAGGAGGTTTGCTGCATCCATGCTTCCTTCGGCACTACCAGCACCCATAAGAGTATGGATTTCATCTATAAAAAGAATAATGTCAGGGTTTTTTTTGATTTCGTCTATAATTGACTTTAATCTTTCTTCAAACTGCCCACGATATTTAGTTCCAGCAATGAGTAAACCAAGATCAAGGGAGTATACGATTTTATTCAGTAAGAAATCAGGGCATGCTCCTGTTACAATTTTGTTAGCCAAGCCTTCTACCACAGCAGTTTTTCCAACTCCAGGGTTGCCGAGAAGCATTGGATTGCTTTTAGTTCTTCTGCAAAGAATTTCACAAGCTTGATCTATTTCATGTTCTTTACCTATAATTTTATCAATTTTTTTGTTGATTGCCAGTACGTTCAAATTTGTTGCATATTTATCCAAAGTTGAAGATTTGCTAGCGGTTTCTTTTTTGACTTGCTCAGATTTGGCCTTAATAGCTTCATCTTTGCTTGGTATAGTTTTTGATAAATGCAGATATTCTCTGACTTCAGTTATAATATCCTCTTCTTGAATACCTATTTTTCTGAAAAAAGATGGCACATCAGACTCTTCATACTTCATTAAGGATAGTAATATATGTTCAACGCCAATATACTCATGACCTAATTTTTCGCTAATTGAGCATGCAACTTTAAGCACTAAAGTAAAGTGTTCATCATAATCTGGTAGAGAATATTCAATAAAGAAGTCTTCTTCGCTTTGATCTAAAACCAAGGACTCTTCAACAAATTCTTTCAAGTAAGATTGCTCCACTCCTAGCAAAAATAATATTTCAGTTAGTATGCCTGCATTTAAATTCAACATTCCGTAAAATAGGTGATTTAGACTAACCTTCGGGCTTTTGAATTTTATTGCGACTTTTTTTGCTTCGTTAATAGCTTGTTGAGCTCTCGGCGTAAAATTAGGTTTTGGGGTCATCTTCATTATAATACACTCTAAATTATTTAACTTCAGACATTTTCATGTATATCTTTTCGTCCATTATATTGATTGAGTCGAGAAAAACTATATCTTCGGCTTTTCTGCCATATGCAACAATTATATTTTTTTTGCACGGTGTTTTATGCTTCGATTCAAAATATCTATCGTAAAAATTGCCTCTACGAGAGTTCAATAACATTGCGTCATATCTTCCATGTTCATCAGAGATAGATAGCTTCATGTATTTATTTCCATTGCGAGAAGTTCTTTTTATGCAGTCGTCCACGACCCCAATAAATTTACCTTTTTCATCTGCATCCATAATAGATAGATCTCTAGAATCTTTTAATGCTTGATATGAGTCTATGAAGCAGGCTTTAAGGGAAGAGCTATGGCTGTATCCAAGGAGTTCTGTTTCGAAATACCAGTTTGCAAAATTTTGATATTGTTTGTTTTTATCATAAATTTCTTTGTAGATATCATACTTTTTCTTAAAGGTTTTGAATCTAGACTCTTTCATTAAAGGTTTGCCATCATCACCCACCAAGTCTCCTTTTTTCGCATCAGCAATACAATTTAATAACTTATATTCATATTTTTCACCTAAAAGTATAAAATTTCTTTTTTCTCTATCGGTAAGGAGATTGAAAGCTTGAGCTTCTAAAACCATTAGTGATCTATTTGAGCCTTTACTCTCCAATGCTCCCGCTTGAATCAAAGCGCTCAAAACACCAATATTAAGTCCAGCTTGCTTTGCTGCGAGGAAAATATCGTACTTTGTTGGAGTTTCGCTTGAACGAAAATCTCTTAAAGACTGTAGAGACTTTTCACTAACACCTTTAATGCTGTTTAGGCCGAATCTGATGTTTTTTCCTTCGATAGAAAAATCCATACCTGATTTAGCTAAATCAGGAGAAAGAAGCTTTATTCCAAAATTAGATAATTCCTTGCACACTTTTGAAATTTCTTCTTGAGGAGACGGTTCGTACTTAGTCATTTTTAATAGCGACATAAAAAACTGCTGTGGGTAATTAAATTTTAAATAAGCTGTCCAGGCGGATAATGTTGCATATGCAAGAGAGTGAGATTTATTAAAAGAATAATTTGCGCTATCCTCCGCAACGCTCCATAAAATATGTGATATTTCTCTTGGTAAATTGTTTTGTTCAACTTTATCTTCGATTTTCTTTTTCCAGGCTGGCATTTGATCTACTTTTTTCTTTCCAACTATTCTCCTGAGCTGTTCCGCTTCATCGAGAGTAAAGCCGACTTTAACTGCCATTTGCATCAATTGCTCTTGGTAAAGAGGAATTCCTCCTGTATAATCCAATACATCACTAAAAAATTCATGGATAACTTGCGCCTCTTCTGTTTCTGAGTAGGTTGCATAATTATCTAAAAACTCTAACGCACCTGGTCTTCCGATAGCTACCACTGCGCTCAGTTGCTCTAGGTCTTTTGGCTTGATTTTTTTGCAAACTCTATAGTTTGTATCTGATTCAAGCTGAAAAAGTCCATGGGGAGTTTTTAAAGATTGAAGTGGCTTGTATATATCTAGGTCGTTCAAATCTACAGATGAAATGTCTACGTCAATGCTATTGCAAACATCATAAATGACGCTCAAAGTTCTAAGTCCTAAAATATCAAACTTAACCATAAGTTCTGCAACCCAATTCATATCGTAACCTGTAACTAAAGCTCCATCATTAGACTTTTGAATGGGACAGATATCTTTAATTTTCTGAGAAGAAATAGCAATTCCACTAGGGTGAACGCCCGTGTTTTTGTTTAAGCCTTCTAATTTTAAGGCCACTTCAAAAACTTCAGGATTATTTGCTGTCCAGTCAGCGAATTTTTCACTTTCTTTTATGGCTGAAGAGATTGGCATAACTACTCCAAATTTCTTTGGAATTGTGTCGCTAACTTCGTTTACTTCTTGCTCGGAAAATTCACCTACAATCTTACCGCATTCTTTAATGCAAAGTTTACCGCTTAAAGTATTGAGGGTCAGAATTTTAGCTGTTCTAGATGGATGTTTTTTTTCGATATATTCAATGACTTCAACTCTTCTTTCATACGCTATATCATTATCTACATCCGCTAAAAGACTCCCATCTAGATAAGTCGTGCCATTTTTTTCTATTTTCCTAGCTCTGCTTTTAGAGACAAAGCGCTCAAAAAATAAACTATATTTTACGGGATCTACATTTGTAACTCCGATAAGATATAAGACTAAAGATCCTGCAGCAGATCCTCTACCTGGGCCCGTTGGAATGTCATTTTCATGGCAATAGTTTAATATATCCCAATTAAGTAATATGTAATCTATAAACCCTAATTCGTCTAAGATTTTTAATTCTGATTTTGCTCGATCAAAATATTCCTTTTTGTTTTCAAATTTATCTATTCCTCTGTCATAGACTCCTTTGTGGCATAATTTACGAAGAAAATCAAAATTAGATATATCTTCTGACGCTTCAAGTATTTCATAGTATTTTTTTTCGATTTTAATTTCTGGCAGCTTCACCCCTGGAGGCGCACAGTCTTCATAGTTTGTAAATTGTTCTGTAAAATTCATTATACTTCTATTTCCCATATCATTTTTTTAAATACTTCGTAGTTAACTCTAATGTCATATAAAGCATCATGCAATTTTTTCTCGTCAAAGTCAACATCAAAATCTTTACAGCATTGCTTTAAATTGCAGCTTAAGCCCCTCTCGATCAAATGGTTAAGTCGATATTGCCATGCTAAGAAATTATCATCTTTATCTAACTTAATTCTCTTTTTAAGCGCTTTTGCTAAACAAAGAGTATCCACAAGGTTTTTTGTATAACTAAAATCAGATTTTGCATTTGAATCTATAAGTTTTCGATGTAGGTTATGCATATAAACATCAAAGCCAAGTAAGTTATGCCCAACCTTAAGGTAAGAGTCGTCATAAAGGTATTTCTCGAAGTGCTCTAGCGCAGCTTTGGGGCAAGAAGCTTTTTTCTTATATTTTGCTTCGGTAAACCCAGTAATCTTTGCTGCGTCAGGAGATACATTTAGTTCGTCCCATTTTAACCAATAATCTTTTTGTTCAATAATTTCATTATTTTCTATAACAAGAAATGCTAACTGCCATGGTTTATTATTTGATACAAGATTTAAATTACATGTTTCATAATCAAACAGTAAATACTTTTTATTTTTTTGAAATCTAAGTAGTGATTCTTTCATTTTAAGTCTTTTCTTTTGTTATTGCCATAGTTTATAAACAACTCCTTACCTTTTTTAATAGATTGATTGGTAGTATATTTAAAAACGAAATCATTGTAATCCAATTCGAAGTCCACATTGGCTTCGTTCGAATGGTTGTAGATCATACCATAACCCAAAACCACTGCGACTGAAAAAATACTCTCGAGATCTGAATAACCCAAGTCTTTTATTTCTTCTTCAAGATCCTTTCTAAGATCTTCGTCGGGAATCATTGATTTCAATATAATTTGAAAATTAAGTCTTTCGTTTTCTTGGGGAGTAAGTTTTTCATTGTAAAACATAGAAAATACGTATCTGCCAAGCTCTTTGTCTTGAAGTCTTTTTGTTTTACCAGATATGATAAAGTGAGCCTCTTCAATCAATTCACCTTTCTTTAAGTCTTGCGACGCAAAAACTCCTCGGCCTCTTATTTTTGATTTTCCAATTTCTATTTTTGTTAAAGGTATTAAATCGTATTTCATTGTTGTTCTTTCCAGCTCTCGAAGCAAAATTCATTACTACCGAAATGATCTAGGTTTGGTTTTGATAGGGTTTTGTTTCCAAATGTTCTACCTGTTATACATTTGTATGTTTGTAGCGCCTTTACATCTTTTTTGTTTTTATAATATATACTCTTTGTTTTTTCTGTTTTTAATTTATTCAAACCAGCATATTGTTCAACTTTTTTAGAGACAAAGTCATCGAATGGCAAAGAATTATCTTCTATAAATAAAGTTGGCTTACAAAAGTCTAAGTCTGGAGTACAGTTTGAGAATTTAATTAAATTATTAAATATAAAAGAATCATAAAATGGTATAGCCATACATAAATCTTTATTCTTCCAATATTTTTTTAATGTTTTTTTATCTACGCAATTAAAGTTCTTCGTGAAAGCATCGCTATATATGTTGTTTAGCAGCTTGCATCCGTTAGAATTTTTTACAAAGATAATAATCTTGTGAGAAGATTGCTGCTTTTCTTCTTTTGGGTTTATGGATGCATCTTCTTTCATATTGATTCTGAGGCCGAAAATTAATTGTATGCCAAGCGCATCCGCCTGCTTTTTTGCTTGAAGAAAACCTGAAAGAGAGTCTTCCACAAGAATAACTTTTTTTAGATTATTTTCTGATGCAATTGCAAAAACGCTGTCTGATTTGCCTTCTTTGTGTGTAATTGGATCATCAAGCGTTAATATGCTTTTGCCTATAGAAAAGTGGCTTTTAAATAAAGGTAACATGCCTCTATTCTATAACAAAAAAAGTTAAATGTCAAGGTCTAAAAAGTTATTAACACACGGTATTTCACATTGACATCTACAGCTAAAAATGTTAATATTTTAAACATCATATGGATATAAAAGTAAAAAAACGAAACGGACGACTTCAAAAGTTTATAGTAGAAAAAATTAATGCAAATGTAGAGCGCGCATGTGAGGATGTATCAGATGTGTCAGTCAGCGAGATTGTATTAGACGCGCAGTTGCAATTATACGATAAAATTACCACAAAAGAAATTGACACAGCTTTAATATTGAGCGCTAGAGAGAAAATAGAAAAGGAGCCCAATTACAGTTACGCAGCCGCGAGGTTATTGTTGAATACGGTATATAAGGAAGTCTTTAAAGAGGGGGTCGACTCTGACATTTTCCGACTGCAATATAGGAAAAGTTTCGTTCAGGGTATAAAAAAGTTAGTTAAAAGCGAAAAACTTAATAGCAGAATGCTTGAGTATGATTTAAGTAAATTGTCAGAAGCCATTAGAATCCGAAGAGATCTTTCTTTTAAATACTTAGGGATACAAATTCTTGCTGATAGATATTTCATTAGGGAAGAAGGGAAAATAATGGAGGCCCCTCAGTCTTTTTGGATGAGGGTGGCTATGGGCTTAGCTCTCAACGAAGAGAATAAAGAAGAGTGGGCCATTAAATATTATGACATGTTTAGCCAGTTTCTTTATACCTCTTCAACTCCCACATTATTTAACAGTGGCAGTGTGAGATCTCAGTTAAGCTCTTGCTATTTAAATACCTTTGATGATAGTATTGATGGAATTTTTGACGGAGCTTGGCAAGAAGCTCGAAAAAGCAAATATGCAGGCGGCCTTGGTTTAGATGTAACTCCTTTTAGGTCAACTGGTTCGCATATAAAAGGTACAAATGGAGTATCTAGCGGCTTGGTTCCTTGGCTTAAAATATACAATGATCTTTTAGTTGCTGTAAATCAAGGAGGAAAACGCCCGGGTGCTGGATGCGCTTATTTGGAACCTTGGCATTTAGACTTTGAAGATTTCTTGAACCTAAGAAGAAATACTGGAGATGATAGATTAAGATGCCATGATATGAATACTGCCTCTTGGCTACCTGATGAATTTATGCGCAGGGTTCAAAATGAAGATGTTTGGTACTTTTTTGATCCAAAAGAGTCTGGGCTGCATAATTTGTTTGGGGCGGAGTTTGACAAAAAATATAATGAGCTTTGCGACAAAGCTGAAGAGGGTTTAGTAAAAAATTATAGAATAACCACAGCAAAAAACCTTTGGAAAAAAATGCTCAAGGTATTATTTGAAACTTCTCATCCATGGAACACTTTCAAAGATCCATGTAATATTAGATATACGAATCAACACGAGGGCGTGGTTCATAGTAGTAATTTATGCACAGAGATAACCCTTCATACAAAGTCTTCTACGTACAAAAAGGGCGAAAAGACAAGTATTGGAGAAACAGCTGTTTGTAATCTTGGCTCAGTAAATTTACTAAATCATTTAAATGATGATAATACTCTAGATTATGATAAATTAAAAAATACAATACATACTGCTATTAGAGCTTTAGATAGTGTTGTAGATCTTAACTTTTATCCAACTAAAGAAGCAGAGAATAGCAATTTAAAACATCGCCCTATTGGTTTGGGTATGATGGCATTACATGATATTTGTCACAGAATGAATATTAATATTGATAGCGATGAAGCTGTACAATTTAATGATAAATTGTTTGAGTTTTATTCGTATCACGCTATTTATGCAAGCTCTTTATTGGCCAAAGAAAAGGGTCGATATGAAACTTTCGAGGGTTCATTGTGGAGTCAAGACAAGCTCCCAATTGATTCCTATGCAGACCTAATGAAATACAAGGGCAATCAGTTTAAGGCTAAGACTACTCTTGATTGGGGTGTCGTTAGAGAAAGTATCTCACAAAATGGTATGCGCAATAGTAATGTTATGGCTATTGCTCCCACAGCTACTATTGGTTATATCAACGGCGTAGAGCAAAGTATAGAGCCCAATTTTTCTGTATTATTTGTATACGAAAATAAGAGCGGTAATTTCTTTATTACTAATCAACATTTTATTAATGACATGAAGTCTGCCGGACTGTGGAATGGTGAGGTGGCTAAACTTATAAAAAGTGTTGATGGAGACCTTTCATTATTAAATGGCGATATTCCATCTGAATTAAAAGAAAAATATAAAACGGCTTTTGATCGTGATATGTTTAAATTAATCGAATGCAATGCAGTTCGTCAGAAATGGATTGATCAAGCGGTGAGTTTTAATCTATATAATAAATCTACTTCATTGAAGTATTTAAATGATGTTTATATGTCTTGTTGGGAGGCAGGTTTAAAAACCACATATTATCTCCGCAATAGAGCGGCCTCCAAGGTAGAGAAGTCTCACGCAGAAGAAACTAAAAAAGAAGAGCCTTCTGCTTGTAGTATTGAAGCTATGAAAAATGGAGGTGCTTGTGAGAGTTGTCAATGACGAATCGACATAAACATCTTAAGGCTTTTAAAGAAGCGATACTTAGATCTAAAATAATAAAAAAAGATCTTTTGAGAATAAATAATAAAATAGGAAATTTAAATTACGCAAAACATAGGAATTGCGCGGAGTCAGCCTACGTATCAACTCTTGAAGAAATTATTAATCAAGGAAAAAAATATTTAAGTTTAAACCCCGAGTCTGACGAATCAATTAGAGTCGCTATAGATATCGATAAATACTATACAGAGCTAACAAACATGCGATAATTAGTGTATATTATTGCATGAATGATAAAGATTATGTTCTTCCAGACATCGAAGTTGAAAAAGTATATTCTGCGTTTGGCGAGATAGAAGGTTGGGGCCCAAAGCAATTAAATTTATCTAAAATTTGGGAAAAATACACAGGAAATGGAATTACTATTGGGGTAATTGATACAGGGTTGCCTGTGCATAGAGATATTAACGATAACGCTTTGCCTGGAGAAAGTTTTGTTGATGGGGAAGAAATAGAAGATCTTCACGGGCATCAAACTCACTGCGTAGGGATTATATCTGCAAAAGATAATGATGAGGGTATGATTGGTGTCGCTCCAAAAGCAAAATGTTTATGCATAAAAGGGCTAAGCAATTCGGGCAGAGGTAGTTCTGCTGGAATCGCAAAAGCGCTTGAATATTGTTTAGATAAAAATGTTGACTTGGTTAGCATGTCTCTAGGTAGTCCTTTTCCATCTACTCAAACACATGAAGTTATTAAAAAATTATATGCAAAAAATATTCCTGTAATTTGTGCCGCAGGAAACTCTGGTAACGCAGGGGTAAATTATCCGGCCGCCTTCAAAGAATGTATAGCTGTGGCAGCGTACGATCAATTTCAAAACATTGCTTATTTTTCTTCAAAAGGTGGAGAGGTTGATGTAGCTGCCCCTGGGGTAAAAGTATATAGCACGTATTTAAATAACGCATATGCTTCAATGAATGGAACTTCTATGGCCTGCCCTTTCGTTGCTGGTGTCGTAGCGCTTTTAATTTCTAAACTCAGAGCAGAAGGAAAAGATTATACTGTTGAGTCGATTAGAAAAATATTAATTGAAACTGCAGACGACAAGGGGGAAGAAGGGAAAGATAATTCTTGGGGTTATGGAATAATTGATCCCGATTCAATTTTACTTAACACTCCAGATTTAAAGCCAGAACCTGAGCCAGAGCCAGAACCTGAGCCAGAACCTGAGCCAGAACCTGAGCCAGAACCTGAGCCTGAGCCAGAACCTGAGCCTGAACCTGAGCCAGAACCTGAGCCAGAACCTGAGCCAGAACCTGAGCCAGAACCTGAGCCAGAACCTGAGCCAGAGCCTGAGCCAGAGCCTGAGCCAGAACCTGAGCCAGAGCCTGAGCCTGGACCTAAGCCCAAAAAAAATAAAAAAATTATTATACCGATTATAATTGGTATATCTTTAGCTATTATAGCTGGAGTTATATTCCTAAATGATAATGAAGAGGTTCCCGAAATAGATTGGGATCAAAAATTTCTTGACGAAAAAAATAGTAATCTAAATTAAAATTGACATCGTTGTATTAATTTGGTATTATTATTAGATGGAAACTAAAACAGGAGAACTATTAACAGAAAATATTGCTGGAGTAAATAGAATTTTACCTCACAAGCATAAATATGCGTGGGATTTATTTCTTAAAAGCTGCGCGAATAACTGGATGCCTACTGAAATCAGTATGCAAAATGATATTAAACAGTGGAAAAACAATGAAATCACAGAAGATGAAAAACTACTCGTTAAACGCTGCCTTGGATTTTTTGCAGGATCTGAGTCTTTGGTTGGCAACAACCTTCTTCTTTCGGCTTTTAGATTTATTACTGATGCTGAGTGTCGTCAGTACATACTTCGTCAAGCTTTTGAAGAAAGTCTTCACAATCTCACGGTAGTATATGTCTGCGATAGCCTCGATCTTAATATAGAAGAGGTTTTTGCTGCATATGAAACAATTCCAAGTATTAAGGCTAAAGATGATTTTTTAATGGAAATTACAAATGATATCAGTAGACAAGATTTCAATCCTCATACGACCGAGGGAAAGCAAGAAATTTTAAGAAACTTTTTAACTTATTGGATTGTATGCGAAGGCACTTTTTTCTTTAGTGGATTCGCAATGCTGTTAGCGTTAGGAAGACAAAATAAATTACAAGGAATTTCTGATCAAATTAAGTATACCTTGAGAGATGAAAGCTCTCATATTGCTTTTGGAACTTACTTAATTAATACTTTAATAGATCAAAACCCAGAAATTTGGACCGAAGAAATTCAAAACGAATTTGTAGAGCATATGAAAAAAGCCGTTGAGTTAGAAATTGCTTATGCTCATGACGTACTTCCAACAGGAATTCTTGGTCTAAATGCAGATATGTTTGTTGATTATATGTATTATATTGGAAATCGAAGATTAGAAGCTATAGGTTTAAAATATCGTTTTCCAAGTGATAAAAACCCTTTTCCTTGGCTAAGTGAGGTTGTGGATGTTCAAGCTATGGGCAATTTCTTTGAACGTAGAGTTAGAGAGTATCAACAAAGCGGCGCTTTAGAAGACGATTTTTAATTTACAAAACTCCAAAAGAAACCAAAAAAAAGCCCCCAAATGGGGGCTTTTTTTATCCTAGAATATCTAGTAGAGGATCGCCTTTATGGGCGATTGTGAATGGTCTTCCCGAAGGAGAGTATTGATAATCATTTAAAGGTAATCCTAAAGTATGTGCAATTGTTGCATTTAAATCCTCTGGCTTGATTGGTTTGCCTTCTACTGGCGACCTTCCTGTTTTATCGGTTTCTCCATAAGTTATTCCTCCTTTAACTCCTCCTCCAGCAAGAAAAGCTGTAAAGCAATAGGGCCAATGGTCTCTTCCATCTCTACCATTAATGTTTGGAGTCCTTCCAAATTCAGAGGTTAAAACGACTAAAGTTTCTGAGAGAAGACCTCTTCTGCTTAAATCAAAAAGTAATCCACTTAAGGCTTGGTCTATATCTGCACAGTTTGCTGCAACTCTTTCAAAGTTGTTGTCATGAGTGTCCCAACCCCCTCTAGTAACCTCAACATACCTAACGCCATTTTCAACCAGTCTCCTGGCCAATAAGCAACCTTTTCCAAAATTAGTTTGTCCATAAAGATTGCTAGTGGATTCTGACTCCTTGGTAATATCAAATGCATTGAGATCATTGCTGTTCATGAGCTTAATTGCGTCTTTATATAAATCCGTATAAGCTCTTACTTGTTTTTGCGGAAAATCGGTGGCAAAATTTTGATTTAATTCTTCCGCAATAGATATTCTGCTTTGGAAATGCTCGTGGTCTAAATACGATGCCATTTTGCTGTTTGCCAGTCCCGCGTTAGGATTATTAATTGGTAAAGCTCCATATTTAGATTCAAGAAATCCTGCTCCACCTCCACCTCCACCAATTTTAATATTAGTTGGTATAGTTCTATTGATTGGGCCCGCAAGCTTTGAGACCCAACTGCCAAATGTTGGATGCACAATGGTACCTCTTTTAAGGTAGCTTGTATGCATAAGATAGCTTGCTTGTTCGTGCGCTCCTTGGCTAGTATTCATGGTTTTAATGATTGCTCCATGATGCATAAGTTGCGCAGTTTTCGGAAGGTTTTCTGACAAGATCACTCCGTCAGCACTAGTTGGGATAGATTTTGTTGGGCCTTGAATGTCTGGCGCATCAGGCTTTGGTCCAAAAGTATCAAGGTGAGACATGGCTCCTGCCATATTCAGATATATAACGTGTCTAGCTGTTGGTATGCGAGACGCAGTCTCAAACGCGCTAACGCTGTTATGTATATACGCTCCGGCCATCGGCATTAAGCCGACCCCAAAGCACGCTTTTGCGGCATGCGCAATAAATTCCCTTCTTCCTAATTCGTCTATTTTCATAATTTTATTTGGTTTTAGTTTTTATTTTATAAATATAAATTCGTGAGTATTTATTAAAGTCCAGATTATTTCTTTATATACCTCTTTTTTATCTTTTAATGACGATTTAAATAATGATATTTCTTTTGCGGATGGATTTCTATTTAGTATACATTTAAATCCAACTTTAATTTTGTCGTCCAAAGATTGTTGAGATTCTATAGCTTTTATAACTTCAAAGTTTTTATTTCTTAATAATCTTGTTTCTACAAAGCCGTTGAGTAAATTAAGTACCTGTGTTGCAGACGCGCTTTTGTTTGAATTTTCGATCTGCTCCCTGTCTGAACCACCAAACTCACGAATAAGGTGTCCTACGGGCGCAGGAGAGGGTAATTCAGAAGCTCTTACAGAATTCCGGTCTTTTACAAAGTTTTGCTTATAGTCATCTTTCTTTGCTTGTTGTTGAGATTTGAATTTATCAACACAAGATTCGCAGCAAAACGCAACTGTCTCTCCGTTTTCATTTAGAGCTAGCAGAGTTGGATCAACAGCTCTTCCAGGTTTGATTGGACAATCTATGTTAATTGGATCTGTAAATTTTGGCTTATTTGCGATTTTTGGCCTTTCTGTTTTATTGATTTTGGCCATAAGATCTTGAAATAATTCTTCGCCAGTCATTGCTGAGAAGTTTTGAAAGTCTTCATAGCCTTTTGTGTTTTGCTGAAGTTTTCTAGAATCTATATCGTTAAATGTTAAATTTACCAACGAATCCCAAACTTGTTCGCCGCTCATTCTTTCAAGCATTGGTCCTTGATAAAAATATGGAATAGCATTATGAGATTGTTTTTCAGTATTTGGACCTGCAACAATCCACTTTACATCTACAGGCATAGACTGATCTTTATTGTCTCTTGGGATAACATCTCTTATTACAGATTCACGCTGAAAAGTTTTTGTATTATATAACACTCTTAAGAATTCTTTTAGGTCATAATCTAAGGCTACCATAACTTTTTCTAAATGCAACTGAAGTTTTGGGTCTGTAGCCAATGTATCGTCAAACATATTATCGATTGGCTCAATTAGAGCTAATCCAAAAGCTTCCTTCCATAACCTATTTACAACAACAGCTGTAAATCTAGGATTGGAATCTGTTGCGAGCCAATTTGCATATATTTCCCTCGAGCCAGCTTGAGGAGCTTTTGTCTTAATATCAATTTCTTTTCCAAAAATTGTTTTTCCAGATAATGTTTCGCTTGGCTTTGCGTTGTCGTATTGATAGTCATTTGGTAAATTAATTTTTCCTGAACCCAGACTATCTAAGCCTGTTTGAAGAATGTCTTGAATGTTCCTAGATTCATTTCTTAGTTGTCTAGATTTTTGCGCCTCACCTGATTGCTCGAGTTTTCTTTGTTCTGTGTTGACCAATCTGTTAAACTGACCTAAATTATCAACACCTCTTCTTCTTAAATTTGTTGAGCCGCTTGTAAATGCGGCCATTTCATAAAATTGTTTTTGTGTCCAGCGATCAAATGGATGATCGTGGCACTGGGCGCATTCAAGACTGGTTCCAAGAAAAATGCGAACTGTATTAGCCATATTGTCTAAGGGCATGTTTACATCTCGCGCAAAATAACTAACTCCTTCATTACCCCTTTCCCATAAAGCTCCAGATGAAGAAAGCATTTCTCTTACCCAAACATCATATGGTCTATTGTTTGATATAAATTCTTTTACATAATTTTTATATGGTATACCTGATACTCTATTATTTAATCTATCTTTTATTCTTAATATATCAGCCCAAAAGTTAAACCAATGACTTGCATACCCTTCGCTACCTAATAGTTGATCTATTAATTTTGATCTTTTGTTTTTGTCTTTACTATTTAAAAAGGTGTCTACTTCCGTTAATGACGGAGTTCTTCCGATAACCTTTAAATAAGATCTGCGTAAAAAAGTAGAATCATCAACTTCTTTATTTGGTCTAAGATTATATGATCTTAATTTTGTTTCAATTAAACTGTCAATATATCTTGCGTGCGTATTTAGATCATTATCTGATAGCGGTTTTTTCAATTTAGGTAAAGCTTCATGGCTAGGCGGAAAATTGTTTTTGATATAAGCTTGATTATCTTCTGTCAAGGAATCTATTGCTATTCTGAATAATTGCAAGTCACTTGCTCTTTTTATTAATGCGTGAGTGGCATTCGCTTCAAGAATATCTCCTTTTAAGTCTTTTCCGTTATTGAAATATAACGTATCTCCAAAACAATAAAAAGATGAGATTAATAATAAAAGTAGTTTTTTCATATCATATTATTACACTATTTTGATTGCTTGTCAAGAAATTTTCATATTAATTAAGTAAAAAAGCCACCCATTTCTGGGTGGCTGCATGAACATTAATTAGATAATTAAAGTCTGTTAGTCCTTTTGCTTAAAAAGGGCAACGATAAGAAGTAATGTGATTACTCCTGCGAGCGAAGCTCCGTCTCCAACGAAACCTGTGACTACCTCTTGAAGGTTGCCAATGACGTTAATAGGTGCTCCTTCGCCAAACACAACTTGTGCGACGACGAGCAATCCGATAATAGAAAGCAGAACACTTGTAACTCCTCCTGCGTAACTTTTGATTGTATCTATTGTATTTTTCATAGTAAAATTAGAAAGAGAATGTTAGTCCAGCAGAAATAACATCTGCACTATCAATAGAATCAGAGTCTACTCTATCGTAAGAGAGGTTTCCCGATACAGTTTCGGATAATGATTTTGATAGTTCTACCCCAATTCTGTGGTAGTCATTATCTTCAACGCCATATCTATCTGCATTTCCAAGGGCGCCAGAAAGCTCAAGATTAGCAAAAGAAAGATCAAAACTATGTGAAACTCCTAGTTCTAATACATAATTATCTTCACTAGTATCTCTTTGCACTAGAAAAGATGGATTTAAAATAGAATTAAGACTTAATTCTAAAACCGCATCAAGCTGACTTGCTCCACTGACGATTTCTTCATGCTCAAGGCCTACGTAGGCATTGAGTAGATCTCCAAGACTGCTTGACACTCCTCCGGAAAAAGTATAAATACTTTGCCCATCAGACAATTCATCTACAGCAGAAGCAGAGCCTTCAACGGAAAGCGCTCCTACATCTTGACTATAAGACACAGAAGCTGAGAGATGTTCGTCTGCTAGAATAGATCCTTTCGAGAAAGAATCTGTTCCATATCCTAGGGATACGGATCCAGCATGAACCGCGTTAATAAGTAGTGCTGCTGCAATAGCAGTAACTGTTAGTATTTTAGTTTTCATAATTAAAACGATTAATGATAACACATAAATCCATTAATGTCAAGTAATTTTTATTCTTGTCGAATTTTTATTCTTTTTTCTTGGTATTGTTATACTAAGGATTCCATTATCTGAATTGGCAGATATATTTTTTGCATCTAAATCATCGCTCAATTTAAAGGTATTTTTGAATCCATCTAAAAATATCTGTTGCTGAATATATTCTCCTTCGACAGAATCTTCTTTGGGGGCGTCGTAGCTAACAGATAATTGATTGTTTTTATAATTAATATTAATTTCTTCTTTCGGTACTCCTGGTACTTGAAGTTGAATAAGTATTTCGTTTTCTTTAGATAGAATGTTTGATTGCACTGGATATTCATTTAATGAATGCGAGTACAATAGATCATCTAGTAAGGAATCTATTTTGAATGAGGCATAAGGGTTTTTATTGTTTGTTTTTGTGTTTTTAAAAAAATAAGACATAATTATAATTGTTAAGGGTTAATTTTGTATTGTACTGTATTGCATCTGTCATGCCAATTATTTTTTAAATAAAAATGGACGCCACTCATCCCTCTCTCTTTGAAAGGGGTGGAAGAAAGGATAAGGGTTTGAGGGCTTTAGTTCTTCACCTTTATAGTTTTTATAAGGATATATTGTTGACTTTTTAGAATTGCAAGGCTGGCATGTAAGAGTGACATTATGACTCTCTTTTGTCCCACCTTTGCTTTTTGGGTATATATGTTCGATTGTCATTTGTTTAATATCGTACTTTTCTCCACATATTTGACATCGTTTGTTATATCTTTTGTATAGATATCTTAAATTTGGTTTATCTGAAGTCTGATAAACCCATTTTGCAGAAGTTAATAAAATTGTGGGGACAGGATAAATTTGATTAGAAGAAGTCATAAATGGTTGATTTTCATAATAGGTTGCTCTTTGAGGGTTGATCCATTCTTCCCACGTTAAAGGTTCTCCAGAAAAAGATAAAGCTTTAACAGACATAACTTTTGAATTTTTTGATCCACAGGAAATTAATTTCCTAACTCCTTCTCTAGCACTAGTAATATTAACTGGAGTCCAAAAATGAGATAATATCAAGACAAGTCTGTCTTTAGCGCTACAGAGGAATGGATTTTCATTACTAATTTTAACCTAAACTAATTTTTAAAAACCCATTTTCGTCATGCCATAAAACTCCAGAAACTGCAGGGTCTTGTTGTGGTAAATCTAAAAATTGTATCTGTGCGCTTCCACTAAGTCCGGGGTAAGCGCATAAAGCTTGTCCGCTATTAATATACATTTCACCCTCTTTTGAAGAAAGAGTTACTGGGTTTTCTTGGTCTGAAATAAGTTTTACTTTTGGTATATGAACTATATTGTTCATTTTTCATGAGTATAGCCCATTTTTTTCATCTTGAGATGCTCTTCAAAAGTATTCGCTTTGTAACCTTTTCCTGTTTTTGGATCATACATCATGTGGGGTTTGAAGTTTTTCTTATCATCTTCTTCTGCAGACTTCGCTTTTTCCCAAGCTTTTTTTTGAGGGCGATCTTTATCTCCAGGTTTCGCAGGTTTATAGTTTTTACCCATGCGTTTTTTCTTTTTTCGAATATTTTCCCAAAGGCCGGCTTCTGTTTCGTCTTCTGAGTTTGCGTTTTTTTCACCTTCATCTTCTTCTCCTTTGGTCATTTTGGTGACGCTTTTTTTACTCCACATTTTACAGCTCCAATAGCGAGCTTTTGTTTTGGGCCCTGGGTTTGCGCAATTATGACGAGCTCTAAAATTTTTGCGACGACTTGGATCATCGCGCTTAATTTCCATATTTGGGTCCCCAAAATTAACTTTGACAACATTCCCCTTTTCATTTTTAACATAAACAGAAAACTTTTTAGGTCCACCTGGCGTCCGAAATGGCTTGTTTAACTTTTTACCTTTATTTGCTTCAGCTGCCCAGCTTTCTTCATCGATATATTCTTCAAAGCCAAGCTCATCTACATCAATAAATATAGTACTCCACATTTCTTCCGTAAAATCTGGATCTTCTTGAAGTTGGTGGTTGTGTATATCCAGTTTCGCTTGAATTAAATCTTCTTCTGAAAAGAAATTTTCTTCTCTTACCCCATCATCAATGAGTACATTTGCAGAGGCTTTAGCGATATCTTGATCAGCTTTTCTGTAGGAATCTTTAACTTTTCCGCCTCTAACCATTTTTAAGAAAGTGTTAACTCTTGCCATTGCCCATTGCCCCCTACTTTTACCAGGTCTATGACTTGATGAAAAAGCTCCCGCTCCTCTCCTATATACTTTTTTAAGCTGGGATAATGTTACTTTTTTCTTGCTTTTTAAATTGTGCTCTTTAACTTTAGACTTTAAAGATTCTAAAACTTTATCGGAAAATGTTATTTTTCCTCCATCTTCTCCTGCACTACCTGGCTTGTTTTTGCTCGAGCCCTTGCGTTTTTCTGATTTTTTTGCGGGGGTTTGCGCTGAACTTTTTGGTCCCGGACGTTTAGCTGATTTAGATTCGTTTTCCATAATTATTTGTTACACAATAAATTGTAATCATGTTCATACATTTTTTGTATTAATTTGTTAAATTTTGTTTTTCTTTTCCACCCTAATTCGTTTTCAGCTAAACTTGGATCTCCGCATAATTCGTGAACTTCTGCTGGGCGATAGAATTTTGGGTTAACTTGGAATAGTATTTCTTTATTATCTGTGAAATATTTTTCTTCTTCATTTTTTCCTGATTTAAAGTATTTAATCCCCGCGCAACTTAGAGCGCCTTCCAAAAATTCTCTTACAGTGTGCATTTTGCCGCTTCCAAGAACATAATTTTTTGGATAATCTTGATTAAGCATTAACCAAACTCCCTCCATAAAATCTTCTGCGTCACTCCAGTCCCTCTTTGCTTCGATATTTCCCAGCGAGAGAGGTGTGATTTTATGATTACTTTCTATTTGAGTTTTTATCTTTGCTATCGCGTGCGTTATTTTTCTGGTAACAAAATCTAGTCCCCTCCTTGTTCCCTCGTGATTAAACAGCCAACCTTGTATGGCGTATAAGCCATAAGATTCTCTATAAACTCTTACAATATGCCTTGCGGCGCATTTTGCTGCGCCATAAGGAGATTGTGGTAATAAAGGGTGGGTTTCATTTTGAGGAGAAAAAACTACATCACCAAACTCTTCACTGCTACCGGCATTATAAAATCTACAGTGGGGAGAAAATCTTCTAATTGATTCTAATATATGTAGCACTGCGCTAGAGTCTGTTTCCCATGTTTGTATAGGGTAATTCCAGCTGCCTGCGACAAAAGATTGTGCGGCGAAGTTTATAAAAAAATCTGGTTGTAAATTAATGGTTATATCACGAATACTATGAGCGTCATTTAGATCCATGTCTATTAATTCAAATCTAGGTTCATCTTCTAGATGTAAAATATTTTCATGGTTTTTTACGCTTAATCTTCTCGCTGTGCCGTATATTTTATAATTCGTGTTTTGCAGGAGGTAGTCCACCATATGACTTCCATCTTGCCCAGTTACTCCTGTAACTATAACTTTTTTTGTCATTTTAAAATTTAAAGCCTACATTTATTTTTTCTTCTATTGCATCTTCTACAGAAAGCTTTCCAAAGCTATCTTCATCATGCTCATTGTTTGGTTTGCAGATTTGATTCTCGTGCCTTCTATATGAAAATAATGGTTCATTGATGATTTTAAATTTATAACCGCTTGTGATGGCCTGCTTCCAAAGAAGCAAATCTTCTTCGGGTATATCATTTATCCCGTACCTATTGAAAGGGTTTTGCCAAAAATTTTTACTATAAGCGACTCCTGGGTGGCCGATTACATTATGGTCGATCATTAAATTTCCAAAAATACTTCCATAGCCAGACATGTTTCTATACGCCGTAATTTCGCTTTCTTCGTTTACCTCAAAAAAATCTGAAGATACAATGTCGTAACCTTTTTTTAGTACTTTTAATTGCTCTTGCACTCTGGATCTTTCATAAAAATCATCAATATTTGTATTGAATACGTAATCACAGCCATCTTCAAAAGCTTGGTCTATAATAAAATTCATGGCTTCTGCATGATTTTTTAGTTTTTTATTAAAAAACGTCGATCCTTCCACAAACTTATGAGAGTCTGATCCGTAATTGATTTCGTAAAAATTTAATTCATTGTAGGTTTGATGCTTTATTGAGTTTACGCATTGGTCGATCCATTTCCTGCTACATATTTTTGTTGCGTTTTTGTGAAAAAATACTACTCCTATTTTCATTATATTTGTTTCCATTGTTTAAGTTTTATGTCAGAGTCATTTGTTTGGTCTCCGAACCATTTTTTTGGGCACACTACTTTTTTATTTTTGTTTTGATTTAGCCATGCGCCCCACCAGCTAAAGCTACTATTTGCTATGATATTATCCTCGCACAGACTCATGTATTTGAGATCTTGTATGTTTGTGTTATTTTCCATAAATATAGATTTTTTAAAATGTAAATTTTGCTTGCACCAGTTTATGTCGTCTGAGAATATAAATATATTACCTTTGGGCTGAATTATATCAAGTGCTTTATTATAGTAATCAATCGATTGAACTGGGTGAACATGTTGAGCTTTTAAATAGTCGTCGCGACGAACATGAATTGAGCAAGAGTTTTTAAAATCAAAATTTTTTGTTTCGGGCCAAAAAAATGAATTTATTATTTCGTTTTTTGAATCAGAAAAATATTTTTCGCTTTGCCAGTATCCGTCAAGGATATAGTTTTCTTGCGGGTTGAGCTTTAATTTTTTAAATTTAAAATCATCAATTATTGTGTGAAAATTTTGTGAGCCTAGGCTTTTAATTAATTTATTATCTGCAACTTTTGCTTTTGTGGATAAAATGTCATTTAATAGGTAATGCCTTTGTGTGGTTTTGATATAATTAAAGTTTTGATCAAAAAAAGACAGATCAAAAAAGACTTCGTGTTGCTTAGATAGATTTTTACCACAAGCCCACTGAAAGAGTTGATTGCATAGACCTCCTTGTATTTTAAGTAAAATCATTTATTTTTCTGTAATTAAAAATTTTAAAATCTTTACTGTAAATTTCATTTATTATATCTATAGATTTGGGGCTGAGTGCGTGCGTTTTTTTTGGAGAATTCATTTGATGGGGTAGTTCTTGGGTGATTCCATATTTGATTTGGAATTTTTTAAAATCTTCATGCAACTTTTCGAATCTAATTATCATATATTCCGGTTCATAATAAAGGTGTTGTGGGGAAAGATGGCAGCCATCAAGTATAGGTTCGCACTCAAAAAACTTCGGCAGCTTAGAAACAAAGTCTTCGAATGATTCAATGCGAGGTCGATAGGTGCCGCAAGCATTAAAAAAATGCTTTATTTTTCCGCAGGAAGTTCCGAAATTATATACAGAAATTAATCTATCATAAGGGTTTCTAATAAACGACACTTTTTCGTAGCTTTCAAAGTTAGGTATGTTTTCCCTCATGAATTTTACAGTTGCGTGTTGAGCCCATATTCTATCTTTGCGACCAAAGAAAAAATGCGGGTTAAATGCATGAGAAGAGGTATCATAAAACAGTGATTCTACTGATGTTCCGGCGGTTTTCCCTGGATGAAGTAAGATTATTTTTTTATCCTTAATTATCATCTGAGGTTAAATTTCATAAGCCACCAAAATATCATTAGGAGCATGCCCATCTTCATAAGTGAGTTCATATTGAGCGTTTATTTCGTAAAGCTTCTTAAAAATATCATCTTTAAAGAATCCATGTTTTTCGTTAGGCTTTTCCCAGCATCTCATGTCATCTATAATAATGGTGTGATTTTTTATTTGATGGTTTTTTATTACATCTAGTTCTTGTATTAAAGGCGCCCAAAAATCCCCTATACCTGTATCTCCACAGGAATAATGTCCATCTAGCCAGAAAGTAGATTTGCAATTTATAGATTTTAATATATCAGGCAAAACTTTATAGGAATCTCCGAATATTACTTCTACATTTTTATGATTTTGAAATCTTTGACAGCATAAAGAATAATATTTCGGGGATATCTCTATGGATATTATTTTGCTAAATCCATATTCAAGCGCTGCAAAAATTCCATCTCCGGTATAAGACCCCGTCTCAATAAATACTTCATTTACGTGGTTTTTAAAAACGTTTCTTTTGTCCTTCATAATTTTTATTTTCTTATTTCATTATGATCTTTGTCCAAGGCTAAAAGCCTGGGGGTAAAAGGGGGTTTTAAGCTTTCTCCATAACAATAACCTGGATCTAATATTCTTGTTGGAGGATTATCAATAAAATATCTATTCATGTGGGATTCGTCGTGCCAAACAGCTATTATATTTTTATTTATGTCTTTATTAATGTTGTTTGATAGGGTTTCTGACATTTTGATGTACTCTGTAGATTTTCCGCCATTAAACCCTCCTGCAAAATACTGCATATCCTCAAACTCAAAAACGCATGCTAATGAATTTGGGTCGGTCTCTGGCGTGCCTCGAGTTCCGCAATATCCTGGGTGCTGAGTTGCAACTCTATCGCTTAATATTTCGGGCCCAACAATATCACAAAATTTCATATCTGCATCGCAGTAAAACAAATAATCATAGTTTAATAACTTTTCTTTTTTTGATTGAAAAATTTGATACCTGCCTAGCGTCATCCATGGCCAAGGTTTATGATTGACCCTAATAATATTGATTTTTCGATCGGACTTGAGCGTTAGGTCATGATGATCTGTGAATAGAATATATTCTACATTAAATTTTGTGAGAAAAAATTTATCTGCGCTTTCTATTAGTTGAGTTGCAAAGTCAATATATTTATTTGTTGCAATAATTAGAAGAGCTATTGATTTACTAGCATCCATATTTAACCATTCTTCCTTCTATATCACTGTAATCTTCGGCTTGGATTCCGCATCTTTTAAGTAAATACCATTTATTTTGCAGCGTCTGAAACCGCTTCCAGGTTTGATCAATTGCGTAATCCAAGGGGTCGCCTCCTAATTGAAGTTTATTAATAGAGTTTTGTATGTGAGGTTGAATCGTATCGCAAAAATCAATTTTAATTAAGTAAGCAGAGGTTGTTTGCACTTTGTTAGAAAAAAGAATTATTTCCGAGTCGTCTAAAGGTTTAGCTTTTACAACATCACCGACCGAATCGTTGTAGGAGAGTTGGCATATATTAAAATCTGAAAAATGAGCATAAAGATATTCCAGTCTTTTGTAGAAACTAGATGAAGATATAATCGGTATAAAATCATCTTCCATAATTAAAACTGTTGAATATTTTTTTAATTTACAAATTCTATAGATGTCTAAGTGAGATTGAGCGCAACCAATAGCTCTTAAGCCTGCGCTATCAAAATCAGAGGTATCTACGGCGTTAAATCTCGTAACCATAGATCGTTCAATGTTTAGAAAAGGTATAACATTTTCGATAAAATGTCTATTCCTGTCTTTTCTCTTTTCTAAATTAATATAAAAGCAATGATCGAAATATTTCATATTAAAGCACTAGCTACCGCCATATCTTCGCATCCTCCCATAAGGTTTTTAAAATCCAGAAAAAGATTTTTTTGCTTTAAGATTTTATCAATTGACTTTTTTCCAAGACAATAACATCCTCCCGCCCAGTAATTCATTGGCCATTTGTTGGCGCCGAGCTTAGATAACAAGCTCTCTGGCATTACCGAAAGTTTTTTGCTATTAGCCCAGCTTTTAAATTGTTTGACAGTATTTCCCATAATTGGAGTTAGTCCATTGTATTCTCCTATAACTCCAGTATTATAATATTTATGTATAAAGTATTCAAAAGAAAAAAGATGGCTGGTTTTATTGTGTCTATTTTCGATAATGTTAGAGTCAATTTTTAAAAGATAATCAAAATCAAAAAGCTCCCTGCAGGCTTCAAGCATTTTGTAAGTTTTCATGCATAAGTTATTATAAGATTCTTGCGTATTTAGTTTTAGGCAATTACCTTGTAATATGTATTTTTTATTTATTAACGGGTCTGCAAATATATTTAATATTCTATTATTAGAATTGATTGAAACATCTTTATACCAGTTTGTGTCTTTTAATTTATTTAATGAATCAATATCTTTTTCGCAGGTATATATGCAAATTAATATTTTATTTGTGGATAAAGTAGACATCTTTTCTGTCGTTTTGATATTTTTTAAATTCGCTGCATACCGGTTCTCCAATAATAAAATTATAATCCCTTAACAAATATCGAAATGCATATTGTCCGCAAAACATGTCTGCAGTATCAAACTCTGGGCTACCTATACTTTTTCTGAAAGAATTATATATTTCTAGGAAATTTAAAACTTTATTGCGTTTACCCCCAACAACCCCCATGTTTATGAGATCTAGATTATTTTGATTCAGCAAGAACCAAACTTTATCATTTAGTTCGAAGTGATTATGAAAAGACATATATGGGAAGTCGCATAACTTAATAGAATCTTTGCATAGGAAAAGATCTATATCTTTATAGTCTTCAATTAATTTTGAGGGGTTTTGTACAACTTTTACGTCTGAGCAATCTGTTAGAAATACATTTTCGTATGAAGTGTTATTTTCAAGATATTCTTCATAGCACATCCATCGGTAGTCTAAGTTTGACCAATTGGATCGCTTTACTTTTACAAAATTAATTTGATCAGTAGAATATTCATTTATAAAATCTTTAGATAGCTGATCGTAAAAGATTACCCCTTTGCTACTCGACCTTAAAATTGAATGGTACCATGTTTTTATATAATCAAAACTATTTTGATCAACAAAGCCGTTTTCGTTCCTCCCAATAACATGTAAGTCCTGTTCGGAGTTTGGGTGCTTTTTGGAGCTAAAGTAAGATGTTAATACTAGTGTTTCCACAATAACATTTCTGCCATTTTCTCGCACATTGGTAGGGGCAAGCAGTTTTTTTCAATTTTAAAATACCCCCACTCAGTATGCTCAAAAGCATCTTTCGCCTCTGGTTCTGGAAAGAGCAAGTCTTGCATATCTATTTTAAAGGCGTAAAAATTAGAACTTTGATTAATCGAAAATTCACCAAGAAAATCAAGAGGTTGACTTAATGCTAGATTTGTCTCTTCATAAACCTCTCTGATCGCTGCTTTCTCAGCCGATTCTCCCCTCTCTATAATTCCGCAAGGAATACTCCAAAAGCCTTGAAAAGTTTCAAGTTTATAAGATCTTTTTCCCAGTAAACCCATGTTTCCAAACTTAATTAAAACTCCAGCAGCATGCTTCATGTTAATTTAAAAAATCATCAATTTTTTCGCGAGTATTCCAGTGTGGGCAGCCTTCATAGTCTAACTTAATTATCTCATCACCTTCTTCAGGTTCAAGTTCGTGTTTGCAGTCAATAAAAGCGGTTTTTTTAATATTTCCTTCTGAATCTTTTAATGCGTAATACTCCATAGGTTTTCTATATGGACAAATAAATGCTTTAATGGGTTGGCCATTTTTATCTAAAACGGGTTGACCTTTTGAAACCTTGTACCCATCTTTTCCGCAAGCAAGAGGCCCTCCAAAGGTTCCGTCTTTGGGGAAATCTTGTTTTGCTGCAAAATTACTTTTAGCCGAATTTTCATCAAAATTATCTAAATAATTTTGAAACTGCGTTAATTGGTACTCAAAACCCTCCAACTCTTCGGGTGTAATTTTATCCATTCGCAAATAGCCTTTTCCGTAGTTGCCCAGTAAATCTTTATCTAAATCAAATCTTAGAAACAAAAATTCACTCTGCGGGCTAGTTTCAGGCATCAAGTGTTTAACTGCTAATGAGTATATTAAATTTTGCAAATTATCGGTTATTTCTTTTCCCTTAAAAACAGATTTACTACTTTTGAAATCTCTAATAATTACAGAGTTATCCTTGTATACAAAAAGTTTATCTATGTATCCTCTGATTGCATACCTTATGCCTTGTTCTTTTTTTTCTATTTCTAAATCAAAAAATTGCTCTGATTCTGACTTGATTGGTTTTTCTTCGCTATCACCAAAAAAATCGCACCTCAGTCCGTTTACGATCATCTCGTCAATCAACTCAAGGTTTTCGGAATCATTAACCGAAAGCTCTTCAGCTTCTTTTTTGACTTGAGCTGAAACAATTTCTGTATTCCATATTGTCCCCTCCTTGATTATTTTATTAAACTCTCTTTTATGCTTTGTTCCTAGTAATTCAAATACATTGTGACAAATAGTTCCTCTGCTTGAGCCGTCGTTTCCTGAATCGGGCAGTTTTAGTTTGTAGTTGCACCAATATGTCCAGCTGCAAGTTTGCGCAGTTTTTATTCTGCTTGCAGACAACTTTGTCATTTCATTCATTGGTTATAAGTTTTCTATTTTTTAATAAATTTTTGGGCAACGATTTATGTATCTGATTTATTTTTTCTAATATAAAAGTTCTTTGCTTTTGTTTGTTGGTAGATGATAATTTATTCTGCCATGTTTTAAAGTCTTCCGCGGACATTTCTCCGAAATCTTTTTTTATTGGCAGGCATATAGAAATTTGATCTGGACTATAAAAATTTAGTAATTTTAAATAATTTTTGATGCTTGCATTGAGGCCTCTGTTTTCGGGAGAATTTAAATCATTATTTAACGAAAGCACTATCTCGTCAACGTTTAGCGAAAGTGGCAAGCAGACAAGCTTAGAAGATATATCTAAACCAAAAGTAACTAAAACGTTATTGAATCCATTTTGGTTTAAGTTGAGCATATCTCCTATACTCTCTACAAAAATGATTGTTTTTGTTTCCGCTATAGATTTAAAAACTTCTTGGTTTGAATAAAGAGGGTAAACCCAGTCTTTTTTTCTTCCTATATGTTTCCACTTTGGGCGCCCGCCTATGCTGGTCATATCTCTGCCTGAAAAACCATGGATTTGTTTGTGTTCGTTGTGAATAGGGAAAACGAATCTTTTATTTAATTTACCTGCAGTTGCGAAACCTCCTTTTAGTGAAACTAAAATTTCTTTAGAGATACCTTTGTCAGTGTAAAATTTGTAGTGGGGTAAAAGTTTTGATAGATCTTCTTCTTTATATATTTCTTCCATTTCTATTTTCTCCTGATTGTACGATTGTCTTACATAGCAGTCTCCAGTATGCTCTTCAGATATATAACCTTTTAAGATTTTTGGGTCATTGGTTCCTAATGTAATTTCTATTAATCTTTTAAATGGGGAAAATTTATTATTCTCAACATGATCTTTCCAGACGCCTGAATCTTTATAGATTTGAATTGCTGTTCTATTGTCCCCATTTCTAAAAATAGCATTAGTCTGCCAATAAGATCCTCTATCGGATAGTTTATAACCTAGACTAATTAATGATTCTTTGATTTTTTCTTGTGAGATCATATATTTGGAACTTCATCTAAAAAACTTTCTACAGCTTCAACTCCCTCAGAGTCAATATGATCTACTAGATCTTGCAGGTCACCTCTTTCTTCTAGGCTGAAATTTTCCATATGAAGATTGATATAGTTTTTTCTTTTTGATCCATCTGGCATTTCAACTGGCTGCAATGCCCTGTGAACGTCTTTACCTAGCCATCTATATTTTAGGCATATAAGTTTGTGGGTTCCAAAACCCTCTGGTTCAGACTGTATTTCGTCCATTGTTTTTTGCCGCAAAAGAAATAAGTGCGAGCAGAATTGGGTGATTTGGTCTGACAGAGACACAATACTCTCATCATCTACTATGTTTTCTGAGTTCCTGTTATTTGTAATTCCTAAACGATTACTTTGAACACTTGTGAGCATAGCAACACATGGATTATCGTTGAAGCATAGTTCTTTTTGAATAAGCTGTTTGAATTTATCAACCATTCTACCCACCGTTTCCCAGCTACTTGCTCCATTCTGTCTTTCGTATGTAGTTTTTATATAATCAAAACTAAAGATCATCTTATTTCCTCGTCCAATTTCTGAGAAATAAAACCTTCGAATTATATTTAACATGCTATCAATACTATGGCCTGCAACATTGTAATAGTAGAATTTTAAATTTTTAATTTTGTTCCAGGTTGACCTTACGCTTTGAACAACTTCTTCTCCTGCCTGACGCCATCTCCCTGTCTCTAGGAGGTGCATTGGGACTCTTGATATGGCCGAGCATTGTCTGATTATTAATTCTTCTTTGCTCATCTCTCCATTATCAAAATGAAGGACAGGAACGTTATCGTTTTGACTTGAGACTTTAGTGCAAAAATCCATACAAAATTGTGTTTTCCCAACTCCAGCTCTGGCAACAACTACTGTAATGTTTCCAGGTCTTAATAGTGACCCATAAAGCTCGTTAACTCTTTGATGTGGGCCCATGAGACCAAATTCATCTATAGGGTTATTCCCTCTTTCTTCTATAAAGTCTTCCATTTCTTCAAATAGATTTTTCGGCATATCTGACCCAATCTCATATAAGTTAATTTTTGAGTTATGAATTTTATCCGCTTCAGAAACTATGTTGTCGAAAGAAGCGCTTGATGGCATGCTTTTCATAGTTTTCGCAACCTCTAACGAGCTATTGTGAATCTCTCTTCTTACTGTTAGTTTTTTAAGTTCTTTTGCAGATTTTATAACTCCGTCTTGAGATATCTGTCTTAGTGATAAAGCCTTAATATAATCAGATATATTTATATTATCTTCAAACGATATGTTTAATGATTTTACTTCTTGAGCCAATAACACTTCATCAAGCGACTCTTTTTTCTCTAAAGACTGGCGTAGTACGCAAAAAATTGTTTTATTTACGCTAGAGTTTTCACTAAAAAAATCATCTTCATTAATAAAAGATGCGATTAACGGATAAGCGTCTGGATGCTTAATTAAGCCTGCTAGCAGGTGCTGTTCTATTTCGTATGAGAATACCATAGCAACATGGTATCAAAAAAGCCTGTTTATGTCAAGAAGTTTCTTCGTCTCCAGGATCTTTTGGGAAATTTAATTCTATTTCTTGTGCAGAAAGTTGTTCAATGTATTGCTGCATCGCCTGCCTTAAGCCAAGCTCTACAATAGATGATCCTGTTTTTGTTATTATCGAAGGAGTGCCTTGTTGGTTTACGTAGGCTAATATAAAACCGCTATCTCCTCCGTTAGATCCGGAGAATTCAAATAATTGAGATAATATACTTTGCGGTATTTCGAATTCACTTAGATTATCGGGATCAATATTACTCATATAATATTATTTACACTAATTATAGCGTAACTCCAAAATTTTTAAATAGTTTTTCTTCTAAAATATCACCGTCATATATTTCTACTAACTCAATATCATTCAATTCGCAAAATTTTAATTTATCGTTATCTCTCTTTAATTGATTAATGTAATTGATTTTATTTTTGCCGTGAAAAAAAGGTACATATTTTGTGTGCTGTTTGCCTTGAACTTCTACCGCTATTTTTTTATTTGCGTTATAAAAATCTAAAGAAAGCTTGGTTCCTGCAACCGGAAACTCTTCAAACACTATATGGTTTTGCCAGTATCTTTTTAAGAATTGTTTTGCTTCAAATTGAATTTTACTTCTGCTTGGTGCGTCCCAATCTATTAAATAATTTTTAGCTTTTTTTACTGTTCTTTTTGCTCCGAATAAAGTTTTAAATCGCATTAGTTAAATCTTTAAAATCTTTATACAAGAAAGAGCTAACATCTTCATTTTCTTCAAGAAAATCTATTAATCTTTGTTCTCCTTGGAATTTATCATTTATAGTAAATTTTTTATCTGAGAGCTCTTGAATTAAAGATTCTGAAATTGAAATCCATGCACCTTTTTTTTCAATAAGCTTAAAAAGATATAACATGTCTAAAATTTCTCTGGCTCTCCATACAGACTTGCCATCTTTTTGTCCATATTTAATTGGATACCTAACAGAAGACCCTGTTTTTTCATTTACGCTTTTTCTGAATTTTATTTTACAATAATGACCTATCGGTTCACCTTTGTCTTCTAGCTTTGAGGCGGTGGGGTTCTTAAATATTAAATCTGCATTATATCTTTCTTCGAATTCAAGAATAAAATTGGCGTAGTGTTTTATTGCGTTTCCGCCTGCCTGCTTAACTTTTGGGCCTCCTCTTGAGGCATATGGATTTGTGGCAACCTCTACTCTGACCTGGCTCGTTAGGATCATGGTGTGACCCATTTTTGTAATTGGAAGCACCATTTTTTTTAAAAATACTGATGTAATTAAGGCTCCACCTGCAACTTGCTCTGATTCTGCGAAAGGTTTGTCTATATCGTTAACTCTGCATAAAGCATCAACGCTATCAATAATAAACATGTATTTTCTTTTGTCTTCGTTGTTAAAAACTAATTCTCTTATTAATTCAAAAACTTTTTCAAAAACATTGCAATCGAATACAAAAAACTTATCGGAGCTTGTATCTATCCCCGATCTTTCAACCATTTCTGCACTAAACCTACCTTCGCTTTTTATATAAATCACCATGCCATCTTTAGAAAACATGTCTTGGAAGTTCTTTGCAAAAGCCATAGCGCAACTAGTTTTTCCTCCTTCGTTAATTCCTGTAAATCTATGAGCGCCGCTTGGGAGGCCTCCGCCTAGCGCTATATCTAAGTTTAGGCTCCCGCTTGGAATTTTATAATCTTCTGCATTATAGAAATTGTAATGGTACTTTTGATTATCTTTGTCTGATAAAAATTTAGCTATTTGTTCGGTTGTGTTTATTTCTTTTGTTTTACTCATCTAAGAATTGTCTTAATGTTTTGTTTGTTTTATTTATCACAAAATCTTCTCCTGTCTTATTTGACAGTATGATATCTTTTTTTTGAGGAATTTTATAGTTAAACTCTTTATATTTTTTTCTAAGCTTTTTGAGTCCCTTTTCTGTTTTATAAAACAGAAGCGAATTAACTTTATGAAGCCTAACCTTTTGCCAGAAAGTCATGTTGGGAAACTTATCAAGAAGATAATTTAATATTTTCATTTCTCTGGACCAAAAAGACCTGAGATTTTTATCTTTCTTGTCTAGATTTGGGTCTGCGACCAGTTTCTTTATAAAAGTTCTTTTGTTTATTTTCTGCACAAAAGACAGTATATATTATATCTATCGAGATGTCAAGGTAAAAATTTGTAAATTGGTCTTTGCTTTTTTAGTTCTCTGTTGTCTATTGCTGGGTTATAGAATTGTTTTATTTTTAAATCAAAAAGCTCACAAAAATAGTCTTGATTTACCGCCTTGCTTGAAAGATCAATCTCTGTTGCAATTTTAAGCATGTTTTTAATTTGATCTTGAGAAAAATCTTCTTCTTTTGTGAAGTGGTGGGTACCTGTATGTTGAGAAGGGATTTTAAGGGTGAAAAATTCTCCTTCTTGGTATTTTGATATTAGCGATTCTAATTGAGATAGCTTGCTGGACTTTTCTTCAATAAGGTGATTTTTTTGATCAATAAGCTGAGAAATTTTATCTTTAAGCTCTTCAATTTTATTATCGTTATCGATCGATTTAAGTCGCTTATTTTCTTCTGTTATTTGTTCTATTTCTTTTTTTGCTTGATATATTTCGTTTGTTAATCCTGCGTTTTTATTTTTTATGTATTCAATTTCTTTTTCTCGGTCTGCGCTTGTGTTTGACTGTTCATTTTTTAGACTTGAATTCTCTTGTTCTAGAGTTGATATTTTATTTTTTATTTCAAGTATATGATTTTTATAATTATCGATGACCGTCTTTACTTGCTTTATGTCATTCTTTTGATTTTCGTGTTTAGAAAAAACTTCTTTAATTTCTTTTGCGCAAGCTTTTAAGTTTTTTTCTTTATTGATAATTTCGTTTTTTGATTGAGTAATTGATTCTAATTCTTGTTTAAGTTTTTCTCTTCTTCTTTTTAATTCTTTGATATCTGTTATGATTGGTCCGTTATTTTCTAGTAAAATTTTATTTTTTTCAGCTTGAATTTTATATTCTCTAGATTTCTCTTGATAGGAATCTATCTGCTCTTTGTATTTTTCGATTTGATCTTCTTTGATTTTTAAAATCTCTTCCTCTTGCTCTAAGTCTTTTTGTCTTGAAAGCAAAATATTTTCTCGGTTGCTTAATGTTTTTTCTTCTATTTTTAACTTTGAGGTTTTTTCGATAATTTCTCTTTCGCTAATTGTTGATTGAGGGAAATATCTTAAAAGACTTATATGTGCAGCAAGAACAAGTAAAACAGCCAGGGGGTCAAAAACAAAAATTAATATAATTATTACTATTCTTACTGCTTTACCCATATCGAACTCTACCCCTGTAAAGTCTGATATTAATTCTGCTACATATTTTACTGGTCCGACCTCCGCTTCTAACTGTCTTGATCCATCGTCGTAGTTGAATTTTTCTTTCTCTAGCTCATCAATCCTGTTTAGTGCTTGGCTTATTTTTTCATTATATTCTTCTATTTTGTTTTTTACTGCATCTGGTTTATCAAAACCAATTGATTGGTACTCTTGTATTCTTTTTCTGATACTTGATATAAGTTCAGATGTTTCGTTTCTGTATTTCGATATGCGTGATTCAATCTCTGATTTTTTGGAAGATAGCTCAGCTCTTTCTTGTGATTGTTCTAGTGTAATTTTTTCAATATCTTTTGTTTTATTGGAGAAAAGTCCTCCAGGCTTGTTTTTAACTTCATTTAAATCTTTATTTAATTCATCTATTCTTGACTGAATGGGCGCGAGCATTTTACCATCTAGATCTATATCTTTTTCTAATTGAGAGTTTAGTTGATCTATTTTTTGTTGTTCTAACTTAATATTTTCTTGACTCTTGTCGCTAAGGTTTTGATTGCTATCTTCTGTTTGTAATATAAGTTCTTTTTGTCTTAAGATAAATTGGTTCTCCCTTTCTATTTTTTTCTCAACCTGCTCCACAAGGGCTGTATTTTTTTCTGCATTATTTTGGTGTTCTATATGAGATTTAGAAAGGAAACCAAAAATCCCCATGCTTGTTATGCCCATAAGTATTAATATTGCCGAAAATAGATATATCTTAATCATTCTTGGCGCGCCGTGCCAATTATTGTGCAGCCACACTGCTGCAATAATTTTGCCTATTTCTAGGGCAGAACCCATGCAGATTACCGCAGCTATAGAGCCTGGGAAAATTGTAGCTAGCCCGATTATACTAAAGTATGCAGCGATACAGGAAATACTTAAAGCCGAAATTAAAGTTGATATAGCGAAGATCATATTATAAATTTGTTATTATGTTTGAAGTTCTATTTTTGACATTTTGACTGTTATGACTTTTCCGTTATCTAGTTCAATTAAAGCGAATATAGCTCCATCATCTGCACCGCCAATTTCTTCATACTGTCTAATAACAATACCTTCTGACTTGCCGTCTCGAGTAAAAACTGTACATTTTTTTCGTTTTTTTTGCATGAGTATAAATACACTCGTTGGGATATTTTTTTTAAAAAAATAAAAGTTAAAAGTTAACTTTGGACTTTTATTAGACTTTGGCTTAACTTTTGTGTATCATAAGAAATGAGTAAAAGAAAGTACAGGAAACGCTCTGACTACTGGAAGAAATTTGATAAAAGTCCAAAAGAGACTTTGGATCAACTTTCTGACAGCTTTATAGTCGGTCCGTCTTCGACAGGGGAGCCATTTTATTCTGAGTCAATAGCTTCCTATTCAAGAACTGAAAACAATATAGAAAGTTCTGTGTCGAGGCGCAATACAGCGCATAAATCTAATAAAAAAAATAGATTTTCTAACATATCTGGCGGTATGCTGCCATATGTTTACGGCAGAGACGGAGTGAATGTACGAGATGCGATCGAGCTTTGCCAAAAAGCTTACGCAAATATAGCTGTGTTTAGAAATGCAATAGATGTAATGTCTGAATTTGCAAATTCTAAAATTTTCCTTGAAGGCGGGACTCAGAAGTCAAGGGATTTTGTATATAAATGGTTTGAGAAAATAAATTTATGGAACCTTAAAGATCAATATTTTAGAGAATACTATAGAAGTGGAAATATCTTTATGTATAGGGTTGATGGAAAATTTTCAACAAATGATTTCGAAAAAATGGGGAAAATATACGGATCAGAGCTTTCTTTAAAACCTGCTCATTTACCGGTGAAATATATTATGCTTAACCCTTTTGATATAGTTGTTAATAAAGGATCTTCATTTGAGACGGGTTTGTATGAGAAGATACTTTCTGAATACGATATAGAAAGATTAAAAAATCCTAAGACAGAATACGATATTCAGGTTTTAGAGGCCTTAGATGAGGAAACAAAAAACAAAATCGCCTCTGGTAAATATAATTCTGATGGAATTAGGATAAAGCTAGATCCAGGGCATTTGGTATATTCTTTTTATAAAAAACAAGATTACGAGCCTTTTGCTGTTCCTTTTGGTTACCCCGTTTTAGATGATATTAATTTTAAATTAGAACTTAAAAAAATAGATCAAGCTATATGTAGAACTATAGAGAATGTTATTCTTTTAATCACCATGGGTAATGAGCCTGATAAGGGAGGCATAAATCCAAGAAACATGGAGGCTATGCAGAATTTATTTAAAAACGAAAGCGTTGGTAGAGTTTTGGTGAGCGACTATACTACTGAGGCTAAGTTTATTATACCAGATATTGCAAAAGTTGTTGGCCCAAATAAATATGAAGTAATTAATAATGACATAAAAGAAGGGCTTCAGAATGTTATTGTCGGTGATGAAAGGTATAGCAATACTCAAGTGAAGGCCAAAATATTTTTAGAAAGACTTGAGGAATCTAGAAATGCTTTTGTATACGATTTCTTACAGCCTCAGGTTAAAATGATTTGCAAAAATTTAGGGTTCAGGAAATATCCAGAGGTAAAATTTGAACAAGTTGACATCAAGGATGAAGTGCAACTTCAAAGAGTTGTTACAAGACTTATGGAATTAGGGATTATAACTCCGGAGCAAGGGGTTAATGTTCTTGAGACGGGCTGCTATCCAAAGTCAGACGAACTTAAAAACGCTCAACAAATATATCTAAAAGAAAGAGAAGAGGGTTTATATAATCCTTTAGTAGGGGGAGCCCCTGTAAATAGCCAAACTAACCAAAACTCTAAAGAAAGGAGGGATGTAAAAAAAGAGACTGGCAGGCCTACGGGCACATCAGAGATACCGCAAGAATCAAAATCAGAGGTATTTTCTAGAGATAATATTAAGGAAATAATTTACTCTTCCGAAAAGTTAAGCGAATCAGCTTATTCTCTTGCTAGAAAGAGATTTAAAAAGAAGCGTTTAAATAAAGCAGAAAAAGATATGTTAGATAATTTATGCGAGACTATAATATTAAGTTCTGAGCGTGAAACTTGGGATTTGAATCTTGATAAATGTCTAGAGAATTGTTCTGTTATAGATAACCTCAACGTTTTGAAGGATATAGAAAATATATCTAACGAGTTTAATCTCGACTTATATTCTTCTTCATTACTTTATCATAGCGCTAAGGAGGTTTAATAATGGGAGCTTTCGAGAGTTTTGTTAATGCTAACCTAGGGATAAGAAAACCCTTAATCATTGATTCTGGGGCACCCACTGAAAGCTCTAAGGCTGCAGGGGTAATAGGTTCTCATTACATAGATACTGACACCAACTTTCTATATGAAAAAACAGGAGAAAACAATCAGCAGGATTGGGTTTTTCTTAGGAAGCTTGGTGAGGTTGTTAGTCAAGACTCTCAAGATCCAACCAGACCATTTTCTGCATCTTTTCTAATTCCAACTGGCGTTTCTAACGTCAAATTAAATTACAAAGATTTAGGCAATGATTTGGAGTATGAATACCCTCCTCAAGTTATCGTAAGCATGAGGACTGAAGAGCAGTCAGAATATTTTTACGCCTATTCATCTCATAATGTAACAGACAAGGATTTTCAAATTTCCTTTTCAGATGATATTGTTGAGACCGGAAATTATATGGAAATATTAATAAATAAGCGCCCTGTATAGTGAGCGTTACGTGTATTTTATACTATGAAGATAATTTTGACCGCGTCATTTGAAAATGGAATTTTTTGTAATGGTTTGCAGCAGAATATAGTTTTTTTGGCTCAACTGCTCAACGATATTGGCCACGAACCAATTATTTGCTTACCTCATGATATAGATAAGTGTATAGATGCTCCAAAGGATATTTTACTAATAGAGGGTAAGGAAATAATTAATTATTCTAAAAATGTAGATTTAATATTAAACACTGCCTGGATGATAGAAGAAAAAGTAATTAAAGCTATTAAAAAAGTCAATAGCTCATTCAGGAATATACATATATTATATGGCAACTCTCTTTTGGCTGATGTTGAGAGGTGTTCTTGGGATGACCATATTGCTGTTTGCAACAAAAACGTAGATGAAGTTTGGATCTCTCCCCACTATAAGTTTTCTTTTGAATATTTTAAAACTTACTATCAAACAGATAAGATAAAAACTTTACCATATATATGGTCTCCTTATTTTGTAGATCTTCATGAAGATATATGGAATAAAGCTGATAAAACATGTTTTTATTCTCCGGGTAAAGATATGAGTATAGGTATACTTGAGCCAAACTTAAACATTACTAAACATTGCTTACCATCAATTATGTCAGTAGAGTGCCTCCACAATAATTTTCCCGAAGTAAATTTTAAAAAAGTTGTTGCGTATTGCTCTAAAAAACTGATGGATAAAAAATATTTTAAAAGCCTTATGTGGAATTTAAATATAACAAAAAACTTAAAAATTGAATTTGCAGGAAGAAAAATGGTGTCAGGAATATTTTCCCATGAATGTAATTTATTTTTGTCTCACCAATTATTGAATGCGCTTAATTATACTTATATGGAAGCGTTATATTTTAATATGCCTTTAGTTCATAATTCTGAGATTATTAAGGGTGCAGGATATTTCTATTCTGATTACAATGTTATTGAGGCTGCAAGAATGATCAAGAAAGCTAGTGAGGTTCATGATTCTAATCTAGATAGTTATCGACAAAAAAGCCAATCTATATTAAATAAATATAGCCCTAATAACCCTGAGGTAATTAACGAATATAGAAAGTTGTTGTCATGAAGATAGGAATTACGATTGATATGTCTTTAGGTTTTTGGGCTAACGGTATGCAGCAGAATATAGTATTCTTGTATTCTCTTTTGAATGCAATGGGCAATGATTGTTATTATATAACTTTCAAAAAGCCGAAATATATATTAAATAAAAGCCACAAAGGTATGATGTTGTCAGATGTTATTGATGATAAAAAAGAAGTGTTTGATGTTATTTTTTGCGCAGGGTTTGACTTAATACCTGAAATGTATGAAGAATTGAAAAAAAGAAATCCTAAATTAAAAATTATACTTATACATTTTGGTAACAAATTAATGGATGACATTCATTATTCCGTGTGCGCTGGCAATACAAAAAGAGTACCTTTAGAAAAACCTGCAATGCTTGATGAAATATGGATGGCTAATCATCATTCTTTCTCCAAAGAATACATTAAGGCTTATTATAATCATGAAAACGTAAAGATCATGCCTTACATTTGGGATCCATTTTTTTTGCAAGATAGAATCCAGCATATGCAGAAAAAGAGCTTGAACCCTTTTTTTTGTAAAGAGGATAAATTTAGCGTTTGTATATTCGAGCCAAATATATCTCATATTAAAAATTCTATCGTACCAATAATGGCTTGCGAAAGATTTCTTCAGTTGTTCGAAGACAAGATGGAGTCAATAAATGTATTTTGTGCCGAAAAATTGAGGGATAATGAATACTTTAAAAAATATATCAAAAGATTAAGTTTGTTTGCTAGCAGAGATTTTATATATTTTAATAATAGGTGGTCTTCTTTAGATGCAATGAGTAAGTTTGGTAAATTCATTATTAGTCATCAGATTGACAATGAAATGAATTATGCTCAATTAGAGGCTTTATATTTAGGTAATCCAATTATTCATAATTCTAAAGAGTTATGTGATGTAGGGTATTATTATAAAAATCACGATGTTTCAATGGCTGCAAAGCAAATGTACTGCGCTTTCAAAAATCATACTCAAGTATTTGAGGAATATAAAAATGAATCAAGAGCGTTTCTTCAGAGATACAGTCCTTATAGCCAAAATAATATTTCTCAATACAAAAAAATGTTAGAGTGTGAATAAGTATAAAATTTTTCAAAGTTATTACAATAAAAATCAATTAAGCTCTTTAGAAAAGAATTGCATTCCATTTTTTAATAAAAAAGCAAGCCCTTTACTGGAAAGTCAGATATTGGTTGATATTCTAAAAAATGGTTATCACGAACATTCAGAATGGTGCGGCTTGATATCTTGGAAATACAGCAAGAAGGTTCAAAGTAGTGGATTTAGGTCTTTAGATAAGATAATTAATATGGCAGATAAATTTGATGTTGTTGCTCCTAGGTTCGAGAGTTATCTTTTTTATCCAAAAATAGCAAAAGAGCATTACTTATTAAATATCCATATGGATATTAAAGAGCCTTTATTGAGAATAATATATGAATTGCAAAAAAAGAATCTACTAAAAAATAAAATACCATGTTTAACCTCAAAGCAGAATAATATTTATTGTAATTATTGGATCGCTAAAAAGAATTTTTTTGAAAGTTTTGTGGAGAAATGCCTAATCCCTTCTATAGAAATAATTAAAAATAATTCTATCGTAGGCGATTTATGTCTATCTGATGCTAATTATGGCAGAAAGCCTCCAGCTTCTTTTACGGAGCAAACTGGTTTTGATTATTACCCTCTCGCTCCATTTGTTTTAGAAAGAATGATAAATGTATATATATCATCCGAAGCTGCAAAGGTTTTGTATATTTTATAAAAAATTTTTATAATATATGTAATGAAAAGTATAGCATACTACCTCCCTCAGTTTCATACAATACCTGAAAACGATAAATGGTGGGGTGAGGGTTTTACAGAATGGAGCAACGTTAGAACGGCAGAGGCAATGTATGAAGGTCATTATCAACCCAAAGAACCTTTGGATTATTATGATTTGTCTGAAATAAACGTGATGAAAAAGCAGGTTCGTCTTGCAAAAAAATATGGCCTTTACGGTTTCTGCTTCCACTACTATTGGTTTCAAGAGAAAAGGCTTTTAGAAAAACCGATAAATAATTTTTTAAAAAATAAAAGCTCCGATTTAGATTTTCCTTTTATGCTGTGCTGGGCTAATGAGAACTGGACAAGGAGATGGGATGGAAAAGAAAATGAAGTGTTAATATCTCAAAAACATAGTGAGGAAGATTACTGGAAGGTTGCAGAAGATATATTTAAATATATAGATGACGATAGGTATATAAAAATAAATAATAAGCCATTATTGATAATTTATAGACCTGAAATTATGACAAAATTTAATTATTTTGCAAAAGTATTGAGATTAAAGGCTTTTGAACGTGGGCTTGAAGGCATTGAGATATTGTCAACTAATTCATTTGGATTTAAAAACAGAGACGGTTTTGATATAGATGGTATTGTTGAGTTCCCGCCTCATTTTCCTTCTGGAGATTTTGTAAAAAAATCAACAGATATTAATACTAGAAGTGATTTTAATGGTTTAATTTACGATTATAAGCATTGCGTCAAGAAAAGTATAACCTATTATAATGAAAAACAGATGACTCCAAAAAGTATAGATTATTATCCGTGCTCTTTTCCTTCTTGGGATAATACCGCTAGAAGAGGACTGGATTCTCATATTTGCGCAAACACTTCAAAAAAACTTTTTAAGAAATGGTTGAGGGGCTGTTGTGATTTTTCAAAACAATACAACCCTAAGGAAAAAGATTTTATATTTATTAACGCATGGAACGAATGGGCAGAAGGGGCAATTCTTGAGCCAGATAAAAAAAACGGACTGTCTTCGCTGAAGGCTCTGAATTCTGTAATGAAAGAATATGGTAATTTCGACGTACAGGCAGATGCAATTAATCCTTTAATGAAGCATCAACTTCATGAGGAAAATAATAATCCTGAAATTAATAATAAAATAAATCTGCATTATTGGCCAGGCATGGGGGGAAAGAAAAATTTCGGAGACGAAATGAGTTCTTACATAATGAAAAAACTACTCCCCTTTAAGGAGTTTTCTTATAATATTAATCCTAAGGAGTGCAAAGTAAATCTAATAGCCTTAGGCTCGTACATTCAAATGGCTGAAGATGATTATTATATTTTTGGTTCTGGAGTAAGGACAGAGGGCGATAGATCTAAGTACAAAAAACTAAACGTCATAAGTGTTAGGGGGCCAAAAAGCAGGGATTTTCTTATATCAAAAGGGGTAGCTTGTCCAGAATTGTATGGCGACCCAGGATTATTCATATCTAGATATTATCATCCAACTATTGATTTTGGTTTAAAAGGAAAAATAGGTATAGTTCCCCATATAACAGATAAAACAAATTACAATAAAAATAACTCTGATAAATTTCATATAATTGATCCATGTCAGCACTGGATGAAGGTCATTGATCAAATTTGTTCATGCGAATCTATTGTTTCTTCTTCTCTTCATGGCCTTATTTGCGCGGATGCATATAACATGCCTAACGTTTGGATGGAATATAAATTACTAGATGAAGGTGATTTTAAGTTTATCGATTATTTTTTAAGCCAAGGAAGGGAAATTAAGAAAATATCTTCCCTAGAAGATATAAGTAATGATGTTTTTTATCAAGGAGGAAATAATATAAATTTAGATAAATTATCAGAGGCTTTATATTCTTCTAGCCTGAATAAGAAAAACAATAAAGAAGCGGTTAATGTATCTTTAATTAATCCTACTGCAATAACTCGCGATAACAAACAATACACTTTATACCGTGGTGAAAAATATTTAAAAGGCAAACCTCCACCCATCGGGTTTAATAGAAGCGAGCTTAGTTACTGGCTTGAGTGTGACGGAGTAAAAAAGCAGTGCGTTTTTGATTTTGGAGAATATTCATACAAAACTATAAAAAGAATAGATATAGAAAAAAAATCAAACAAGTCTATTATTGAAGACTTAAGGTTTATAGAATCTTCTATAAAGCAAACGAAAAACGGATTAACTTGCTTAGCGACATGCACATTATTGCCGCATGTGAGAATTTACCACGGAACGAAAAATAAAAATGGAGAATTCGACAAAAGCAAAGGCATTGGTCTTGCATATACTTTTAAAATGGCTTATTGCGAAGTTAATTTAACCCATGGCGCTATAAAATACAAAGGTATTATCAGTCCTGAGTCTCAAATAAAAAACGAAAAAAACTGGACATCGTTTATTCATAATAATAACTTTTTTGTGATATACTCAATATCGCCACTTGTTTACTCAAAAGCTAGCTCTCTTGAAGAAATAAAATTTAATAAAAACAATCTCCCAGACAAACTAGATTTTCACTGCTCAACAAATCCAATTAATATTGGGGTTGACAAATTTGCAATGCTTTGTCATACAAGAAACCAAAGTAAGGATTTTTGCTATAACTATCAGTTGGTAACATTTAATATACTTAACGGGGAAATTATTAATATGAATAAGTACGATGTTAACGTCGATCCTAAATTATACTGCTCATCGATTATTCTAGATAATAATAAAATTAAAGTTTTAGCTGGAAAAGAGGACTTAGACAATTCTAGTTTTTATATTAATATTCCTGAAACAAAAACTTGTATTTAAAAAATGAATCATATATCCGTTATCATACCCACTGTATGGAAGGCTAATAGAGAGTTGATAAGAAGCTTATTTAAACTTCAAAGAGATGACTTTATTGAGGAAATTATAATAATAGATAACGACCCGAGTAAAACTCCTAATTTTATAAAAAAATTTGATAAGGTAAAAGTGTTTCCTCAAGAAAATAATTTATTTTTTAACAAAAGCGTTAATCTTGGTGTTGAGCTTAGCAAGAATGATGTGTGTTGCATATTGAATGATGATGTAGTATGTGATGCAGCTCTTTTTTCTTTTGTGTGCGCTAATTACAGTTACATGATAGGTTCTTTATTTTTTGATCCAAGATTTGTTAATCAAGAAACTTCCGAAGATATATTTATATATCAAGTAAATGAGTGGCCAGGCCATGGTTGCGCAATGGTTTTTTTTGTTAAAAAGCAGTATTTTTGTGAAATCCCAAATGATATTATTCATCATTTTGGAGACAGTTATATATTTAATATGAATAAAATTATGGGGTTAGGAAATTATATTGTTTCAGGCGCGGGAATGTCTACTCCCGGTAGCGCTAGTGAAGATAATTTTATTAAGAAAATAATAAAAAAAGACTGGGAAGAGGGTTGGCCTAAGGTTAATGAAATTCTGGAAATTAAGCTATGATAAGTAATAAGATTAATTCTATAAGAGGACAAGAGATACCAAAAAAAATTCACGTTTCTTGGAAAAATAAAGATATATTAAGCTATGATTACTCTATTATAAACCAGGGCTTAGGGAACTTGCAAAAATTAAATTCAGAGTGGGATTTAGTTGTTTATGATGATGAAGACATTAATAAATTATTGAGAGATTCTATAGGCGAAGATAATTGGCAATTAATAAAGAATAAAAAAATTACAGAAAAAACTGATTTATGGAGGCTATTAAAGGTTTACAAGGAGGGTGGGCTTTACATCGATATAGATAGGTATGTGGATATTCCTTTATCGGAAATCATAAAAAAAGATACATCAATGGTTTTGCCTACTTTTTTAGATATAGATTTTTCACAAGACTTTATATTAACCTGTAAAAATAATCCCGTTTTGGGTGAGGCCATATTGAGTAATTTAGAGTTTAGGAAAAATAAAATGCCTCTTTTTGATACTGCTGTAGATTCATATATGCGTTCTGTTTCAAGAGTAATTAGTGGTAAAGCTTTACCTAGAGGAAACAATAATAAAGAATACTTTAAGCAAATAAGAAAGGATATAGAGGTTTGCAGTTTTATAGAAACGTATAGAGAGGAGGGTCCCGGGAATCATATTTTATTTAGAAACATAGATGGGGATTTTGATCAGGAAATTTTTGCAAGAGATAAAGCTGAGCTTTATAATAGTCAAGGGGTTAAAAATTGGAATATTAATACTGTAGGCCAACATAATTTATTAAAGAAGAATGTCAAAAAAAAGAAGATTAATTTTATATGGCAGGAATTAAAGGGCGGAGAGACGTGCCTTGAGCGTGAGTGGATTAATACTTTGTTCCAGGATTTTACTATTAATAATATTTCAGATGAAGATTACTCTTGTGTTTTAGATAATAGCGTGGTTATTTATAGCGACATGTTTAGTGCAAAAAAAGAAGATTATCCTGAATCATTACATAAAACGCACGATTTTATAAAAAAGCGTCAGAGAGAATATTTTAAAAAGTTCAAGAAAATAAAGAATTGCTATCTTTTTCATGTAAGCGATGAGTATGGCCATGCAGAGGTTTCTCATTATAAGTATTTTAAGCATGTATTTAGAAATTATTACAGAAAAGATTGTGAGAGCGGAAACATTTCTTTTGTGCCTCTTGGGTCCAATATTAAGGGTGTTAATGAAAAAAAATATTCAAAAAAATCATTTTCTATAATCTTACCTACATGTTGGAAGTCGCCCAAAAATTTAGTTAAAACTTTATGTTTATTGGAAAGGGTTGAATGCATTGATGAAATCATCATCGTAAATAATAATTTTAATTCTACTCCAAAATGTATTAGTGAATTTAAAAAAGTGATAGTTTTAACTCCTGGCGAAGCCTTATTTTTGAATGAAAGTATAAACATGGCTGTCCCTCAGGCCAGGAATGAAAATATTGCCATATTAAATGATGAGTGTTTTATTGATGTGTCTGTATTTGATTATCTAGGAGGCGCAATGGAGGAGAATAGTTCTTTATTTTTTGTAAATGAAAATTGTATGAATTTTAAATCAGATGAAAACAATAATTTTTACGAAAATTTTGTAAAAGAAAAAGGCGACAAAATTGTTGATAGTATTGCTACGTGCGGAAGAATATTATTTTGTGCGTTGAAAAAACATGACTTCGCCCCTATAAGCAAAAGTGTAAGACATAATTTTGGAGATGTTTCTCTTTTTAATAATTTTCAAACAAGTGGAGGTGAAGGCAGGGAATTGATGGGATTTGAGCTTACTGTTTTTGATTGTGGGGAGAGAAACAAGAGCGAAAGATTGCTTGATGCGAAACTTAATGATTGGCTTGTTTATAAAAACGCAAAAAAAAATTAATAAAATGATTATAAATACAAAAAACATAAAATATTATTTTTTAACAACTCAAAGCGATTCGGTTAGAGCAAATTATACCAGGCAGCTTCTTGAGGATTATAATTTAGAGGAAGTTAATCCTTATGAATTGGGCGTGTCTGTTGCAAAATCCGGAAGTATCGGTCATGCAAGAATGATAGAAAGAGGCGTCAGAAATCAAAGCAGAAAAAGACGTTTTGAGCCCTTTGTGATTTTAGAAGATGATATAGAATTTTATAGAGACATGCCTGAAGAAATTGACATTCCTGATGACGCTGATCTACTTTATATTGGAGTTTCGGGATTAGGTATGATAGATGGTAATTTTGCTCAAGCTATAATAGCCAACGAAATTGATGAAAATACGCTAAGGGTTTTTAACATGCTGAGCGGACACGCTATTGTTGTATGCAGTATGGTTGGCGCTTTACTCTATCAAAAATGTATGGTAGATAGTTACCATAAGGAAAGGATGTGGGATGCATATGTTGCTGAGTCGCAACCTTGGCATAATATATATTGTTTAAAGTCCCCAATTTTTTATCAGGCATCTGAAAGAGGTGGGAAACAAGTATGCACTAAAACTTCAATAAGCTCATTTGCTAGCCCAAATATGTTGAGAGACGATTATATGAATGATTTTAAATCTGATGCAACATATAAAATTATTGAGGGGGCTGTGTGCGATTTAAGTTTCTTGAGTAAGTTAAAACCCATTCCGAAAAAAGTTCACATGTCCTGGAGGAATAAAGAATTTATTCATAGCCAAAACCCTTTGGTTTTGAATGGAGTAAGGAATTTAATAGACATGAATCCTGATTGGGAAGTAGAGGTTTCAATTGACGTCGAAGATGTTGAGCAGTACCTTTCTGATAATTTAGAAAAAAAAGATTATGATCTGTTGAGGTCTAGACCCATAGTAGAAAAAGTTGATGTTTGGCGATTGCTGAAAGTGTTTCTTGAGGGAGGTATGTACATGGATATAGATCGACACTGCAATAAAAAGTTAAATAGTTTGATTGGAAAGGATGTAAAACAAATTTTACCTTTTCACAAGCCAAAAAATACCATAATTGATTGCTCTCAGGATATAATCTTGACTTCTGCAGAAAATCCTATCATTGGTTACGCTTTAGATTTAAATTTAAGAAGAAGGAGAAGTGGGTGGGTCGACATTATGACTTTGGGTCCTATAAATTATTTTCATGCGATTACTAGATTTTTGCATGGATATTCGGTTAATCGCTATCCACCAAAAGAAGTTATTGATCAAATATTATTGAATATAGAAAATTCAATATATATTGATTATTTTATAGAGAAACCTCCATTTGAGACTTTAATATTTAAATATGACGAATCCACATTTAAGGCTGGTAACGGAGAAGACAAAGAGGGTTTGTATAAAGAAAGTAATGTGCCTCATTGGTCTATTGATAATCCTATAATAAGAGCTAATAGAAAGTTTGATTAATTTATTGTGAAAGAAAATAATAAATTCATTAACAAAAAGTATGTTTGGTGCTTTATGGGTCAGTTAGAGGATAGGCCAACTAGAAAGAAAATGATAAACGTCTTTGGGTCTTTAAGTAAAAATTGTTTCACTCATAGTAATAGTTCTTGGCGATCTAAGGATATGATTAATAAAGATAAATATTTAGATATTATAAAAGATAGTATTTTTGTTCCATGTCCCAGGGGTAATAAGTCTGTAGATAGTTTTAGATTTTTTGAAACTTTAGAGTCAGGCTCTATTCCTATCGTTGAGGAAGAAGATGGTTATTGGGAAAAAATATTAGGGGAAAATCCTTTAATAAAAGTGCAGCCTGATTGGAGTAACTTGAGCGAAAAGATATCTGAACTTTTGAACAATGAAGAAAAATTAATCGATTATTCTAGAGAGTTAAACGATTGGTGGGTCAACTACAAAAACGGTTTGGTAAATAAAGTGTCCAAAGTTGTTGAGGTTTCTTCTGACCAAAAAGAAGATGCCAAACGAAAGGAATTTGTTCGATTAAAGAAGGTGTGGTCAGAATTAAAAAACTTAAAGTCTTTAGAGTTTATATCTGATAAGTTGAAATACGATAAGCCTAGTCCTGATAAGTTTAGTAAATATAATGCAGGTAAAAAAATTGCATTTGTTATGCTTTATACTCCTGAGATATATGATTTTTCTGCATACTCAGAAGAAAATATTAAAGATTATTGTTATTTAAATAATTATACATTATATGTATATAGGGATTCTCTAAATTCAAAGGCTAGTCCTAACTGGTCTAAATCAACAGCTATATTAAATCATATAAGAGATCATGATTATATAGTGTGGATTGATGCAGATTGTGTTGTTTTGAATAAAGATAAAAAAATCGAAAAAATAATAAGAAAAAGCAAGAAAAATGCAAAGATAATTGCTTGCGAAGATATTGGAAAGAATTCTTTATTTAATAGTGGAGTGGTAATCTTTAAAAATCATTCTTTTGTTATTAATATTATAAATTCATGGAATAAGTTTGATGGAGACAAGTCTCATTTGTATGCTAGCGGAGGAGATCAGGAAGTTTTAATAGATATTATTAAAAGTAATGATTTTAATGGGTTTAATACTGAAATTTTAGACATGAATGAATTTAATACAGATCCTAGAATGTTGAATGAAGATAGTTTTATTTTGCATTTTATGGCATACCCACTCTTTTTAAAGAAGATATTTATCTATTATTGTTGTTCTCTTTAGTGGTAAAAAAACGTATATATATGTTGTATGGCTAAAATATTCCGTACCCAAAAATTACAACTTAATGGAAACTTTGTTTCCCTTAGGTCGCCAAATGTCGATGAGCTCGAAATTTTAGACTCAAACGGCAGCGTGATATCTAGACCTGTTTCTGACATTTCTAGTTTACACGCACAGCGCATTGTTGACGAAGCTGGAACAGATAGCGATGTTTCTAGTCTTGCAGCCTTACGACAAAGCGATGAAGATACTACAGATAGCGACGTTTCAAGTCTCGCTCAAATTGCTTCTGGCAATACAGCGAATCTTGATAGCGATATCTCTAGTCTTCAAGTTCAACGTCAAGGTGACGAAGATGGAACAGATAGCGATGTTTCTAGCCTCTACGCTTTAGTAGAAGCTGATGACGCAAGTCAAGACAGCGATATCTCAAGTCTTCAAGCCCAACGCACAGACGACGAAGCTGGAACAGATAGCGATATCTCCAGCCTTCAAGCTCAACGCGTAGCAGACGAAAATGGAACAGATAGTGACGTTTCAAGTCTCGCTCAAATTGCTTCTGGTAATACAGCGAATCTTGATAGCGATATCTCTAGTCTTCAAGTTCAACGTCAAGGTGACGAAGATGGAACAGATAGTGATATCTCCAGCCTTCAAGCTCAACGCGTAGCAGACGAAGATATGACAGATAGCGATGTTTCTAGCCTCTACGCTTTAGTAGAAGCTGATGACGCAAGTCAAGACAGCGATATCTCAAGTCTTCAAGCTCAACGCACAGACGACGAAGCTGGAACAGATAGCGATATCTCCAGTCTTCAAGCTCAACGCGTAGCAGACGAAAATGGAACAGATAGTGACGTTTCAAGTCTCGCTCAAATTGCTTCTGGTAATACAGCGAATCTTGATAGCGATATCTCTAGTCTTCAAGTTCAACGTCAAGGTGACGAAGATGGAACAGATAGTGATATCTCCAGTCTTCAAGCTCAACGCGTAGCAGACGAAGATGGAACAGATAGTGATGTTTCTAGCCTCTACGCTTTAGTAGAAGCTGATGACGCAAGTCAAGACAGCGATATCTCAAGTCTTCAAGCTCAACGCACAGACGACGAAGCTGGAACAGATAGCGATATCTCCAGTCTTCAAG